TCTATGGTTTCCGTGCCGACTTTTTTACCGTTATCCCAAACGTCCTTTTCCCCACCCCAAAACTCAACTGAGGCATATTTGGGCTTTCTTTTTTCGATGTCCTTTATCGATAAAACAACAAGCTTATTTTTCTCTGGATTATCAGGGAATGAGTGGTAATAAAACCCACCCACTAACTGGCCCCGGTCAAAGTCGTTGGTAATCTCAAACTCATAAAACTCAACCTTATTGGTGTGACTCTTTTTGATAGATTTGAATTTGTCGGTAGAGTAAACGAGTTCAACAATAACATTTGGAGCATCTAGGCCGTATTTAACTGCCTTTAGTTCAATTCCTCGATACCCAGGCATAAAGGTTAATCCATATTTAGCCACGCCATTCTTCTTAAATGGGATAAGACTGACATGGTTGTCCTGTTGCGGGTCCCAACCAATCCTCGCGGCCGCTACAACGCTTTGGGAAAGTTCCTCCATATCGATATTTGCCCAAACAACAGGCAAGGGGTCCTGGTTCTTGGTTTTCTTTTTACGCTTCTCTTCAGCAGTTTTAAGGGTCATATCGGCAACGATGAAATAGTTTTGGATCAGACGTTTTTGGAAATTAGTTAGGACAATCTCCCCTACGCTTCCTTTAAATAATTCCGTTACCTTGCCCATAAATCGTTCTGCCATGGTTTGTTCCTTTATCGCTATATCTGTTGTCATGCTTTATTCCCCACTACTCTTAATTTTTCATCTTCCGCACTCACAATGAGCTTAATAACTTGCGAGTTTACATCCACAGTACCCGTGATCGACTCAAAATTATCAATGAAAATCGGGCATGATACCCCGTAAAACTCCGACAACATTTCAATGATGGAAAGACCAGCTATAATTTTGCCACCGTTATTCGCCCCATCAAATTCAACCCAAACGCCATTCGTATTAACTAACGTACGGCAGACTTCTTTTTCCGTCCCATCATTCAGCGTGTCGAATAGCTTGAATTTAACCGTCTTAAACCGGTTGTTAATCGAATCCTCAAGTATCTTGACCTTTGCAGTTGTGAATTGCTTAATTAGATAGTCTTGACGCTCATAGCTGTTTATTTCGGCAGCTAATTTGCTTTCTTCTGCCTTGAGTTCTTCGATACGAAGTTTTGCTTTTTCGATAACTTCCTTTTGGTTGAGTGTTCTGTTTAGCCATTCGATTAAGGAAGCTGTTTCTTGCTTTTTATACAGAAGGTCGGAAGTTGTATCTTCGATAGGCTTGTCAAGTTCGACTTGCAAGGCTTGGAGTTCGTCAGTCAGACTTGAATATTTCAAATCAAGAGAATAGTTGTATCCGTTGCCGTGTTCAGTTTTCTCGCGCTCTATGTCATTTTCTAACTCGACAATTCTCTCGTATATTTGAGTTAATCTAGTTTCGTGTTTGGTTAAAATCTCAGCATCTAACGTTTTCTCTTTATTAAGGACTTCAGCTCTACTTCCTGCATCTGTACCCTGTTTACGAACACCGGAGATAACCTGATTTTTATTCTTGTCAAAGTTTTCCTTTAACTTATCAATCTTCTCTTGCGCCTTACCTTCGGGTAGTGATTGTTCGCAAGTTGGGCAGCTAAACCCATCAGGGGCAATGAATTGTTTGGCGTTTTCCTCTGCCCATGTTTTACGGAGTTCGATAATTGACTTTTCTATATTTTCTAGCTCCATGGACCTTAATTCGTAATTAGAACCCAACTTCTTAACCTCTGTGGATATAAGGTATCTCTCACCTTCGAGTTGCGATTTTTCCTCAATTGCCTTTTTTAGTCCAGACAAAGAGTAGTTATCGAGATCCTTTTTTCGAGCATCCAATTCGCCCTGCAACTTATACGCCTGTTGCTGTTTCTGGCGGTATAAACTAGCTCCCTTGGCGTTAGTAGCTAGTTCTAATTCAATCGCTTGCAAAGTGTCTCTATGGGCTTGTAGCGAGGTTTCTATTGCTGTGTAGTCAGTGACATCTTCTGTGATATTTCGTTGTTGCTCATTGATCCGTGATGGTATCCCATCCATTTGGGATTTAGTGCTTTTAATCTTCTCCGAAACTACTAATTTGTGTTGTTCAATTGTCCTGCCGGAGTTAATGACCATTTGTAAATCCAACATACTTTTGTCGCCTACGGAAACTAGCGAATCAATAACGTCCGAATCCGACACATCACCGCATATCTCAAACAGAATCTTTCTCCGTTCCTGCCATCCAAATCCCTTCTCATTGGTATTAAAAAAGAGGGGATTTGTCAGGAGTTTGAAGATATTTTCCTTTATGAGCATGTTGATTTCAAGAGTATAGTCTTTGGCTTTTACCGGGACATCGTTGACCCAATATTTAGTTTCATTGCCAGTAAACTCTTTCACTTGGGTTCCCTGTTTCTTCACCCATTTTTCAGAGAGTTGACGCTTGAGCTTGAGCTTATTATTATCGACAAGGAAAACCCCTTCGACAATGCAATCCAAGCGATGGATCTCGTTTCCATCCTCATCCTGCGGTTTTACCTGGTAATCCGTTCTACCTGATGAATCTTTCCCAAAAAGAAGCCACTGGCTAGAGTCAAAAAGTGTACTTTTCCCTGTTGCATTTTTACCGAAAATGTCAGCGCTTTTACCGTTTAATTCAAGGGTAAAATCCTCTACCCCCTTGAAGTTTTTAAGAGATAACGATTGAAGTTTAATAATTTTCATTCTTATTCCTCTTCCTTCTTCTCAAATTCCCAATGACGATGCGCTTAAAATATCCTATTAATTACCTCAAACAAGTAGTTATTATCCAGTTTGAACTCTTGATCGTTCTCATGTTTTTCTTTGATCCCATCTATAATAATTGCGAAGTATGCCAAATCAACCCCGGTCAATTGTTCCTCTAGTACATTTGCATCTAGTAAATCCATTGGATTAAGCTGCAATGCCATTTTTAGAAATTGCCCTGCATTTATTGACCATCCTCGCTGAACAAACTTTTTTGTCCGCATAATCGAAGCCAATGGATACTTGCTACCCTGATAAATAAGCTCTTTCGTTAAAATAGCTTCGAGTGCTTTCGCAGGGAGAGTGAGGTTCCCGTTCTTTGATTCCCAGTAGCAAGTTGCATGGACAAAATCATAGTTGCTGTGAATTTCCTCAGCTTCACCGTAGAAGCGAATTATTAACTGCACTTTGTTTGTTAAAGTTATGGCATTCGAGGAAAGAAAAACTGGTCTATATTCAGGCTTTTCCTCAGCCTTTATTTCCGTTAATTCCTTGAGTCCTAAGCTTTCTAAACCTTTATCGTCAAACTCTGTGGTTGATTTCTCGACTGTCTCATCCTCCGCAACCCCTGCACTCTTAATAAATACCCTTACTCTGCCGTTTCCCATGGTTTGAACCTCGACTGATTTTCCCGTTAATTGGTTGAATTGTTTAGCGAAGTAGTGGGCCACTTTTTCACAAGTGTTCTGATCGGTGAAGTAGTAGTCGAAATCATTAACATCTTCCCCGAGCAACATCGAAACGATTGAACCGCCTGTGATGATAGAGTTTTTATCAACTAGCTTGCGAACTTCCTCATCTTGGATAGTTGCAACGAAATCCTTATGTTTTTTAGTTAGAACTGCTTTGATTGTTTTAGCTTTCATTCTTTAATTACCTCCCTTAATTTACCTTAAACAAAAGATTCACACGGCCCACGTAGTTCTGATTTTGATTGATTCGTGATACAATTATGGTGAGTAGTAATCTTTCCATCCCGGACTTCTGTTAGCGCGGAAGTCCCTTCTTTTTGCTCAATCGTCTTCTTTATCACTAAATTAATCAGCGTCTCCCCATCCACATCTATCGAAAAACACTCATAAATAACACCATCCTTGACGCTAATCCCTGCCTTGCCTCGATATTCTAATTCAGGGAATATTGCATTTAGTAAGACATCTATCTCGTCCCAATCGGCATTAACCTTGGATATGACCGTGACGCGTCTTAGTGCGTTGGAGTGACCGTCAATTGACCATTGCTCGATAAGCGAGCTGTCCTCTAGGTTTTGGATGGCTAGGAGTTCGGTTGTGGTTAATTTTCTCATGATGGTTGCTCCTTTCTATGTGAGTCTTTAGCCCCATTGGTCAGCCATAGCATCTGCTATTCCTTGGAATGTTTTTGAACGCAATTTTGCCCTTTCAGGACTTGGCGGCAGATAATGCAACCGTTGTTGCTGGTTCTTTGGAAGTTTTTCCATTTCTTCCTTAACTAGATTAGTTGACTCAAGTAGCGGAAGACCTTTCAGCCACAAACAAGTTGCTTTACGCTCCATATGTCCGAACATGTAGGGATGAATTATCTGAGTGTATTTACCGATCTCATCCCTAGCGTATTTATGAGGGATGGGGTTCTCGATAGCTACCTTGGGTATATCGGAATCAATAAATAATTTGAAAAAATCTATGCCTTTAGATAACAGATCCCAGCGTTTTTGATCCTTATGGAGCCACATAACCCCGCTATTTGTTAAGTAGGTGCATGGTGGATGAGCAACCATTAAGTCCCAATCCATGGTCAATACTTCTGAAATGTCTTTCTTAAAATGATAGGCAGGATCTGAATCTGTCGGCAATATGTCACAGCTCCAGGCATCATGACCCTTTTTTCTAAATGCATCCCTAACTGTTCCTGAGTATTCACACGCCACTAACACTCTCAATACCTATCCCCAACCTTTTCTCCCCATGCCAAGCAGTCTTCTCTTGAAAACACCGGTTTAAACGGCTCCCCAACTATCCCCCTGCCAACATAATCCACCACTACAGCCTTCATCCTGCCATCTTCCTTATCCTCACCGCGAACAGTATTACCACACCGCATTAACTCGGTAAAATCAGCCTTATTGCGCTTTATACGTTCCTCAATAACCTTCTTCTCCTGCTCGATCTTATAGGCTTGTATTTCACGATTGATCCAACCTATTTTTGATGCTTGGTAGCCGATGGCTTTGGCGAATTTCTTTAGCATTTCAACGCCCTCCTCTTCCTCTTATTCCTTGGACGCTCACGCTTTGCCACAATAGGAACATTCTCCCGCCTAGAACATTCTCTCTGACAAAACGGAAACATTAGATTAGTTAACAGCACTCCTTCTGTACTAATTTCCCAAGTTCTACCGCATGAGCAGGTTATCTTAACTTCACCGTCAGATAGGTTAACAATTTCACCACACATACAAATCTGCGTTGCTTGTTTAACCATAAAGAATCCTCCCTACTTAATAAGTTTGGATGTAAAGACTTTCAACTGCCCCTCAGTTAACTGCACCGGATTCAGAACATCCTTAAAGTTTGGAATTGACTTAGAGTTGATGCGTTGGGCTTCTTGATAAGATAAACGCCTTTTCTGGTCTTTCCTCACGTAATTACCTGCTTTCTAGGTTAGATTTCAATTTGATTATTTTCTTTCTCTTGAGGATTTAGTCTTCCGCACTCATCAAACCTGTGAAATTGGTTCGCAAAACCGAGAACAGAATCCCGCATCTTCAAATATTCCTCATCGTCACACTGCATTGAGCAGAGGTGGTATGCCAATTGACAAGCCAGACGTTTATCAATTTTCCAACGAAGTCCTCCACATCTTAGCGGTAGGCAAGAAAAATCAAGGTCTGCACCGCTAAGGTCTGCACCGCGAAGGTTTGCACTGCTAAGGTCTGCATCGCGAAGGTTTGCACCGCGAAGGTTTGCACCGCGAAGGTTTGCACCGCGAAGGTTTGCACCGCGAAGGTTTGCACCGCGAAGGTTTGCACCGCGAAGGTTTGCACCGCGAAGGTCTGCATCGCGAAGGTCTGCACTGCTAAGGTCTGCACTGCTAAGGTCTGCATCGCTAAGGTCTGCACTGCGAAGGTCGTAATCCAATATTGCTTTCTTGCATCCGTTTTTAAGTAGTTCTAAGACTTCTGGCCTGTCAAACTTCTTTTGGTGTCCTATTACTTCGAATCCGACAGCACTAACCTCATACGTACCAGTTCCGCCATCTACATGATCCAGAACTTTAACCTTGATACGATCACCGGATAATATCTCAACCACAACACCCCTCGTCATATCCTCGTTCGTGATGCCATATCCGTTGCTTGGCTTTCCTTTAACAAAATCTCCAATTTGCATATTTAACTTCCCTCTTTCTCTTCAAAATGTTCACACTTTTCGCATGTGTACTTATCTACCATATCCCCACCCGAAAACTTGTGCTTATTTGGGCACGATTCCCTTACGAGTACCATTACCATTAAAGGTTCGATAGAGTGTATACACGTTCGGCACTTCTTGTACTTTCCGCGATATTTAGCCATAATTACTCCTCCCACCTAGTTAAAATCCTAAAACTAATCTCTGCCACTCTGATAACATATGCCATGCTCGTCCTGCGCTTGAATCCAATGTTATTAACCATGATGTCAGTCGTGGTTAAGTCCATGAGGTGTGCGAATTGAGTTGTGGTTAGCGGGCCGGTAGTTTGTTCGAGGATGGATTTTAGCATGTTAGTGTCTCACTTTCTTTTAATAAGCTTGTCCACCTAATTCAAATACTTACCCCTAACCGTCTTACCAATTGAAAGGTCCAAATTAAACTTTTCATTTACTCCCATAAGATTTACGGTTTCATTAAGCACTTCTTGACGTTGTACAAGCATTTCAGGGGTCATTGCATCTTTCTTTAACATCCTTGAATAACCGAACATCGTGGATACCGTTTTATTGGCAACCGTGTTGGCTTTGATGTAATCAACCTTGATAGGTTTGGTTAGATTTAATTTAAGTTGGCGCATAGCTTCACGTTGATGTTCCTTGTCGAGCATACGGAATATTTGGAAACCTTCTAATCCATCAGATTTTCGTAGGGTTTCAAGGATATCAAATACCCAATCTTGAAACTGAATTGCTTCTTTCTTTCGACTTTTGAAAGCCAATCGATAGATATTCTTAGAGTCAATGATATTTATCATTACTTCTTGGGTTGAGATTGTTCCATCTCGCCTTTCACCCGTTACTACCCCTACCTTACTAGTAGTAACCCCGGGTAATGGCAAACCTTTTAACGCTTTTGTTACTTGCTTCAAGTCTAAGGCTTTACAAATATCAACTGCTACAGCCCACCAATCATTGGGATTAACTTCGATAAAGCGTATTTCGTGGCCTAGCCAAGTTTCAATACGAGTATTCACCCATAACCTCTCCTTACTTTATTTCTACTGCATCTTGCATCAAGTCGCTTACCGAGCAACGGAGAACGTAAGCTATTTTAGCTAGAGTTTTAACGGATGGCATTTTAACGTTTCTCTCGATATTACTAATGGTCGGACCTGATAACTCTGCTATGAGGGCAAGCTCTCTTTGGTCTAATCCGCGTTTCTTACGATAGTCCCTAACATTATCCCCAATGCTTTGCTTAGGCTTCATTTTGTTTAAGTTCACCCCCTCACTTATCATATAGATAACTTTTTTTTTACAAAAAGATGTATATAATTTCTTCCATACGCATATTCTATACGCTAATAGATAAATAGTCAATAGTTTATGAAATAATTTATCATATAGCTAAGAGGTATATTTTACCGTGTTGTGGTATCAATAAACGGGGTATAGTAATAGGGTTGCGAAGCATATTAGTTATATGATAAATCGGAGGTGTTGTAATTGAATTACGGAGAAAAGTTTAGATACGTTAGAGAATTGAGACAAATGACACTCTCTGATTTATCTAAAAAATGCGGATTGTCTACCCCTTATTTAAGTGATATTGAGAATGAAAAAAAGCGCCCCGCAATGAAATCATTAGAGAGAATAGCCAAGGCGCTTAATGCCAATACCTATTTTTTTATGGACGATGCTGCTGTTTCCTTGGAATCACTTACTAGGATAACGGGATACGACCCCCCATCTGACATAGTAGAATTCTTTAGTAAGCCTGAGAGCCTAGCATATGCTGTACTGGCGCGTGATTTAGCGATAGAACAAATAGACCCCATCTTCCTGCGCGAACTCTTAGAGTCAATCAAGAAAATGAAGTCAAGATAGAATATTTTGGCGAGTATCCAATCGTAATACAACGGATACTCGCTTTTCTTTGCGCATTTTTAAATATAAGGAAATATATAGTCGTAATTATGGTTATGAAGACCAACTGAAAGCAGGGAAAATGTATTGTATCATAAGACAAGAAAGGAAGTTTTTCAAATGATTATTGAACGAGATTTAGCAGGGTTCTTTAAGTGGATAGTAGTGGATGATGAACTAACTATACTCGACCCTCGGTATCTCTATGAGTTTGTTGCTTATTTTTTCAGCTAGATAGGATAATAGATTGAACCTGTCGAATTAGGGAGAAAAGGAAAAACCTCTCCGAACTACCCACCGCCAAAGTGATGTTCGAAGAGGCCCTAGACAGGAATCTATATGTGCTTTAATTTAGTATAAAACACATTTTTGCTCCTGTCATCCTTTAATTTGGTTTGATAGGAGTTTTTTATTGTGTTCAAATTGCCGCGCCCGCAAAAAAACTATACAGAAGTGCCAAACATAGTGTTCGACCAACTTATGCCAGAGATAACAAACTTAGCTGCTCTTAAATGCTATTTTACCCTTATAAGGAAATGCTGGGGGTGGGAAAAGGTTGGGGACTACCTAGCCATGCCACAACTCCTGAAATTAACTAAGTTATCAAGGCCAAGCGTTACAGCTGGCATGATGTGGCTAGAAGAACGGGGTTACATATGGATAGTAAAGGCCGGGATACCGGGAGATGAGAAGGTAATGTATTTCCTTTGTTCGGAGGTAACTGAACACCTTGAACGATCCGTAAAAGAAGGATTAATAAGCCCTGATACCCTCTACGAAATGATGATGAAGGAAAGACAATAGTTATCAACAACCCCGAAATAATCTTTCCCCCTCCCCGAAAGAATTTTACGGGGACCCCGAAAGAATCTTTCTCCACAAGAAATACTCTTACAAGAGTGATCTTATTAATAATATGCGCGAGGATATTATCCACAGAAAGGATGTGCATAAGTCGTGTATCTAACACTTAAACAATGCTCCGAACTTACTGACATAAACATAAGTACCTGTCGATATTACAAGGATGTTTACCTCCAATATTTTCGAACCCAGGGAGAAGGAAAAACGACTAAGTTTGAGAAATCATCCACCGTGGAGATATTGAATGTTATTAAGGCATCATATGTCAGGAAATTAGACCACGATCAAATAGTAGAGCTATTAGACAAAATGTATGGAATTAACGTAACAACCGATATTGTTACGCAAGAACCGGACAACAGCACAGAGGCAACGCAACAAGAAGATTTAGCGCATACTATCCGCCACGTCCTCCTCGAAGAAATTACTAAGCAGAACCGAATTATCATTCAACTACAAGAGGAAATTGAGGATATGAGGGCAGAGTTTAATGAAGGGTTTACAGGACTCCACAAGAAGGTCGAAGATGGATATAAGGACGTAGAGAACAGGGATAATGAGGTAATACAACGACTCAATGATATTAAAGTGATACAACAACAACGCAATAATCCGTGGTGGAGGAGAATATTCAGCCAGACATAATATGTCTGGTTCTTTTTTGTCTAATTTTAACAGTAATATTGGACGAGTTGTGCGCCATACCTTTATGTAACACAACGATTACCCAGGAGGTACACAAATGGAAGATATATCAATCCTTAGGGCAAGGTTAAGAAAGAGGGATAAGGATATTCGGCAAGCTATTATGTGTCTTAGCTTTGAAGAAGGAGAACTAGCCGACATGATTAGAGACGGACTTAGGAAAGTATTGATAGAAAGGGGATTGATGGATGAAGCAACAAAACGCAATAGAGGAAGTAAGGGACCAACTTAAATCACTTTGGTTGCATCGAAAAGGGAATGATGCTCACGCTGCGGTTCAGGATTGCATTAACGCCTTATACTCCAAGGATGAGCTTAAACCCTTGATTATCCACAAGTCAAAAAAAGGAGAAGTGTGGACGTTTACTATTTATCTTCCTCCTGGTACCGGGTTTACTGATTTCCAGAAGAAAACTAATCTATTTTCAGACGCTACAGGTGGTTCCGTCCACATAGAAAAGCATGGCAAGGCAATTACGATGGAGGTAATAACCGAAGAACTTAAAAAGAAATACCCATATTCTCTTTTCGATCACACTAAATACTCCAAGATGGAATTACCTATCCCGATAGGAATATCCGCCAAAGGATTAATAGTCAGGGACCTTGTGGAGTATCCGCACCTACTAACAGCCGGGGAAACGAACTATGGAAAATCGAATCAACTCCATGTTATCGCAAACTCAATCCTCCTTTACAGACCGGACACCAACTTGATTATCATTGACCCTAAATCGACTGAGTTTGACTATCTTAATGAAATGGCTTTAGTAGTAGATGAAATGAGTCAGGTTAAGGGTTTGTTCGAGTCACTGAATAAAGAGATGGATAAGCGAAAGAAGATTCTAAAGTCGGCATCATGCGCTAAGATAAAAAAATACCATGAGAAAGGCCACCAGATGCCCTATATAGTCCTAATTATAGATGAGTGGGCAGACTTGCCAGAAGATGCACAAGACAGCTTATGGAGGCTTCTAAGGATGGGGAGATTTGTTGGAGTACATGTAATTGCAGCCACGCAGAGACCATCCTCCAAAGTGTTTGAAAAGTTTGGTGATCTAAAGGCAATGTTTCTCGGAAGGATATGTTTTGTTGTGGCCGATATAATTAACTCCAGGATGATCTTAGACAGCGATGAGGCGGCACACCTCCCTGCAATAAAAGGCAGGGCTATCTATAAATGTGGTCTTGATAAATTAGAAGTCCAAACATTATTACTGGAACCAGACGAAGCGATAAAACTCTATAACAATAGACCAATGATTGCACGAAGCGAGTTGATAAAGATTGAACAACCACGCAAAATGTTGTCGCCGCGATAGGGAGCTAATCGACATGCTAGAATCCCAAACAGTCTTAACCACAGATATGGTTCACCTTCTCTTATTCAAGGGTAATTGCCTACGTATAGTTCAGCGTCGACTAACTATCTTGTCCACTCCACCACACGCTAAAATCAATCGTGACAGACTAAGACTAGGTGAACCATATCATTACTACCTAGATCGTAGGCCGGGTCAATTAGAGCATGTTCTAGGCGTGTCATGGGTCTTCACTTGGATAAACACAACTCTCTCCAATATGGAAAAACTTCATTGTTTTGACAGGGAGATTAAGGATTACAAGACTATTCGACCGGATGCTTTTGTGGGGATAAATAATCTATGGCAAGATGCTATGTATTTCTATTTCGTCGAAATGGATATTGGTAAAAGCGGAAATGATTTTTCCAAGAAGGTTAAAAAATACAACGATCTTTTTGGTTCAGGGGCCTATATGAATCAATGGTGGGTTCCTTTATCCAAGCGATTCCCTGCTATTATTGTGGTGACTACCGGAAGAGTTAAGTCTATCAAGGAGAAAATTGATAAAGAGAATGTCCATAATCTTGAATTTCGTGTTTATTCGTTAGATCAAATAAAGGAGGAATGCTTAAATGGCAGAAGCAGCAAGGGAGGTATTCGGACCAGGTAAGCCGGGATTCGTAATTATCATCTTAGTTATGCTTGGTGTGGGATCTTGGTTAGGGGAGTTAATATTAGGAGCAGTAAATAAGGGGCAGGTCGCAGGAATGTTAAGAACAGCAACTATAATTGTCGCTATCCTTTCGGTAGTAGCCGTAGCGTGGCAGTTGCTCAAGAAGTTCTTCGAATTTACGGCAGGCGTGATGTGATGTGGCTTTATGTATTTTTCATATACTATTTATTGCGGTAGCGTCTTTTGTGGCCTATGTAATCCTTATTGCCGTAGAGAGAAAGCAACTAGCCAATTTAGTGGCAATGGTGGCTATTATGTTGGGGTTGTTGACTACTATGCAGGACCTTACTCCAACCCTAAAAAGATTAAACGCAAGGATAGATTCAATTCAAGGAACGGTTGAAAAAATATCAAATATTGGTCAAGGTAATAATGAACTACCAATGAAAGGTAAGATAACAAAATACTTCAATGGCGTGGATCATCATGGAATTGATATAGCCGCCAACGCAGGAACTCCCGTAACTTCGTATTGGGAGGGAGACGTAATTAAGGTTTGTTGGGATGATATTTATGGAAATATGATTATTGTGAATCATGGAAATGGAGTCGAGACTTTATACGGTCATCTAAGTGGGTTATCTGTGAAAGTTGGTTATCCCGTAATCGCAGGTTCAAGAGTTGGTAGTTGTGGAAGTACGGGTATATCAACGGGTCCGCACCTACACTTTGAGGTCAGGAAGGAGGGGGTTGCCGTCGATCCCATAAGGTACTTAAAATAATCACCCCTTGCTTGTCCTTTAGAATCCTTAATCATTCCACCTTAACCCTCTTTTTCCTAGAAAAATAATAGGTATTTAGCGTATTTTAGCTTGTACATCAGTCGTTTATGGCGACCGATACAGTGACCGATATAAAGAACGATCGATACAGTGACCGATTAGCCAGGCTAAAAAACCCTCTTTTCGTAATGATTAGAGGGTTTCGTTTTGCATAATTGTTCGTTTTTAGGTAATAATAATTTTGAGCAAAGGAGAGATGGACGATGAAAAGATTAGCGATATTAGCTGTGGTGTTAGTTGTGATGGCAGCCACAAACCCACCTAGAAGTGATTACGTATTATGGGCTAAGGATAAGGTAATGGAACGCAGTACATCAGGCTTAGAGTCCAGCCTAGTCTCTCTCTTCGGTAATCCCTTGATAAGCTCTACGACAACATCCAAGGATCTTTATTTTGGAACTATTTTCACTACCTACTATGGCGACAGAGAGATAACAACGTTAGGTGTGATGAATATATTTATTCCTTTGAAATAGATAATACCCTCCGAGTTGGAGGGTATTTGTTTGTGCTATTAAAGTGTGAAATATTCTTTTACTTGTTGGTCACTAGGCATTATAACTTTTATGGCATAATGAGCATCCTTTATTGTTATGTCTCCGTCTTCAGCTTTTCTGATAAGTTCGTTTATTTTTAAGAGAATTTCTTTTTCTCCCATCCCTCTTCACAACCCTACTTTTTATACCTTACTTAATATTCTGAAAAACAATTTAACTAGCCAATGGCTTTTCTGTTTAGATTTAAAGTATGTGACAGCATCACTGGATTGAGTTTCTATCACAGGATTGTGAATATAGTCAGCAATGCAGACATCACATACGTATCCCTTATGTATGCGTACGTTAGGACTCCTATTGATATTATTATTCATTCCTCCACACACAAAACATTTTCCATTCATCCCTCTTAGCTCCCTACAATATTTTTATAAACCTATCCACCATCACCCCGTCAACCTCAACCTTCTCGGTAAACATATCCTTTGGTCGAAAATGCAGCTCCCCATATTTGTCCGTATAAGCAACTAATTATTCCCTACTCTCAGTATGCTTACCACAGCCAATGAGAATATAGATACCACCTTTGTAGTGCTGGTATTTAGCCTTCATTTTCTCCGAAAGCCTCCTTAAATGTTTTCTCTTCTATGCTTTCCCTGTACTTATCCCTAAAAACATCCTCAATCCTCTCAACCATCTCCACAGGCAGCGCAACCCGGCACATTTCATAATCGCTATACGTTTCAGGAGATATGCCTAATAATCGCGACATCTTCATAATGGTGATAAGTAGCGACTTCCTCCTGCTTTTGATTAACTCCATGAATATACCGTTCTTCGCATTTTCATCAATGACCTTATTTCTATTTTCCTCGGAACGATCAGCTTCCTGTAACCTATTCTTGTTTATTTCACAGCTTAGATTATGGCAGTCGAATATTGCGCCATGAGTTCCGTTTGATCCATCCCATAGTCCAAGGATGTATTTAGTTGGTTCGTTGCAGGATTGACAGTTCATATTTTGCCATCCGCCTCCCTTAACGCATTTCGAACCATCTCTAATAATTCCTCGTCAACAAATGACATTCTACATAAATAATATTCACACGCTTTCAACGCTCTGTACATTTCGCTTTTTGTTTCCGTCTTAATAATATACTGTCTTGGAACTTGGCTATCTAGTTCCGCTACTAAATTTCCGTATTGCTCGAAGTAATCTGTACGATTTTTTATATAACCGTCATGCAATCCCTTTAGATAGTCGGGAGTGTTTAAGTTAATCGCTTCCTTATTTTCTTTCATTCGGTTATTTTCTCCTTCCAAATCACCAATAATTCAGTGTCGTCATGAATATTTCCAATAATCTTGTATCCGCTAAAGTCAAACAGCTTTTTTCTATTGCACATCCAAATTATTACTTATCCTCCTTCATCTCCTTATCGAAAATCCTACGAACTAGTTCGGATACCCCTGACAATCCAGACTTTTCCACCTGATCCTTGAGCCACTTCTCTTGATCATCCGTGATGTACAAGTTAACCCTTTTCATCAAATCACCACCTAGCACTATTATAACACTAATATAGCGCAATGTACAGGAAGTGAATACCTTATTAATTCCTATATTTGGGCATAAAAATAATCCTCCACCTAATTAAAGGCAGAGGATTACTCATGGATGCATATCAAGATGTAGTCATCAGCTTATTCCGGCCTACCGGAGTACGGATGCTTGTGTAGGTATGGATTTGCACCATACATGCCGTTGCGCTTTAATTTCCCTAGCTAAGAGGAGGCATATTTCGGCTCGGATAAATCTCCTTAGAGAAGCGGTTACCTATTTCGCCACTACACATTATTTAGTATATCATACTCTCTACTGTACCGCATCCCTATTAATCAGAATACCCACAATAGTAGCGACTGCAGCAACACCATTGGCGATAGCGTTAATGCTTTCGTTGGTTAATATTGATATCCCAAACGTGTCAGTCACCAATTTCACGGAACCTAAAATAGCTATTGCCAATGCAGGTTTTCTAAGTCGTTCTAGTATCATAAATACCTCCTAATATTTGCCCATCTTCATGGGCTTCGTGGGCTTCATTGGTTTAGTAGACTTACCGGGCTTGGCGGCCTTTGCTTCTTCTTTAGCAAGCTTCACGGTCTCTATTCCATGACGAAGATTGGACTTAGACATTTTCAGAAGTTCTTTTTTGTGCTTAGTTTCGTACTCCTTGCAATCCTTAGATACTTTCATGATATCACCCCTTTAAAAGAGATAGGCGGCTCATTTAGAACCGCCTTATACTATTGGTCTAACATTTTTGTAGGGATGGTTAGCAGGTAACATACTAGTTCTACCAAAGTTCCATGCAGCCCAACCCTCCATTTTCGCAATGTCTGTGTCGGATTGATGAGAGCTAAATCCTATCACTCGGAAAATTTTACCTTTAAGATTATAGGCATATTCACTGCCTATGTTGGCCGCTCCAATAGCACCAACGGTATTATATCCTGTGTCCGGAACGGCTGTATTAGATACTATAGAATCAATGCTACCGTTGAATTTTGTATGAAAGTTCGATCCATCGTAAGAACAGTACACAAAATCAATGTTGCCGTAATTAGCCGTGCTACCATTACCTGCATACCATGTATCGCTTGACTTGTGGGCAGGCCCTACGAGATTACCTGTGGTATTCCTAGAGCCAACAGAATGAGCTGCCCTGACAGTTATGGGATGTCCGCTGTATAAATATTGTTGCTCCGGAGGGTCTGGATCATAAGAAAACGCAATAAAAAAAGCATAATTTGCACCGACTAACCACGCTGTTGAACCAGAAAGGCTATCATCTCCGTCAAATGATGCGGCTCTGTACGTTAAAAAGTCAACTCCTGTAGGCTGTTTCGAGGACGTTGTTTGACCAAAGTCTCCACCAAGTGATCCGGCATTAGCTATACTAGAAATTGCGCCAAGGCTTGCGCTAGTAAAGTCAACATCTACTCGCCTAGTCAATGACGTCGGTTGCCATGCTGTAGCCGTACCTAACAATATCTTTAATTCGGTTATATTCGGAAGGTCTATCAAGTCTCTACCAAAATCAGTAATGTCTGTTATGCCACCTAAAGGGATAAATGTTCCATCGCTTAGTTTCACCTTTGTTATGGTTTCTCCAGATAGTAACGCCAACGACCCCGTAGGAATTGCCACTTGTTCTGTTGTATTCTGTGGGTAAAAAATAATTGGAGTTCCGCTTCTCACTTGCACCACCACCTTTGTGAGAGAATAGGTTGCCAGTGAATGACAGCCTTATTTAACTAGGCTAGGGGCCTTTTATACCTGTATGTGTGCGTTGCGGGAAGTAATGATTGCTGTCCGTGAGTCCAAGCTGCCCAACCTTCTAGCCGTTCTATAGTATCGGAGGAAAGACCAGCACCTGCTACAAATCCTAATATTCTAAATATGCGCACATTTGCATAGTCCACTGTAGATGTGTTCCAATCTGCTGCTATTCTTGTGAGTGTTGCTTGTGCACCTGCCGGGTCTGATACTTGGGCTGTATTTACAGTAGTCCCACCATTTGATTTATTTGCAATGTTTACGCCGTCATACTGCGCAAAGTGGAATCCGAAATTACCTGCTGTGTATCCGGTAGATGCCCCAGCTCTCCAAGAACCATTGAAGTGCGCGCCACCAATGGAATTTGCGGTTGAAGTATGTTCTCCGGTCGCATTGTCAAAACCCATACAATAACTAATATTACCATCTGGTGTGTGAACGTCTGATATTATCATTTTATTTTGACCAGTTGCAACGTATCTATAAACTGCAAATAATGCGTAGTGAGTACCAAGCGGCCATGCAATACTACTCTCTAGAAAATCGTCTACTCCATCAAACGAGCAACATTTAACTCCATTTAAATCCGTTATTATCACTGGTTGCCTTGAACCTGTTGCTTGTGCTGCATTTCCACCAAGCGATCCAGTATTTGTTATGGTAGTCAATGTTCCAAGTGGAGCGCTTGAGAAATCAATATCAATTGCACGAGTTAAGTCGCTAGGAGTCCATAATTTAGCAATACCTGTATTTAGCAAAAATGATTCTACACTACTGCTTGTATTCGCTAACTGTCCAAATGATGTTAAATCACCCTTTGAATAGAGTGAAGCAATTTCAGAAGACGTCAAGACAGTATTATCCCAAATAACTGCTTGTTGAACAAGTCCTCCCCATTCTCCATTACTTTCCGAACGACCTATATATATAGTTTTATTAGATAATAAGTCTGATGTGGAAGTCCTCGTTGAAACTAAAACACCGTCAATATACAAAGCCTGGATATTAGTCAACGTGTCGTAAGTTCCAACTGCATGATGCCAATTCGTGTCGTTCGGTGCAGATGTGTAGTTTAAGTCATTCCCCCAAAATACAAGACTAAAAGTTCCTGCCACTCCATTATACCCAAACAGCATTGTGTTATTAGTGACTCCCGCACCTGTTTGCCCTATAATATACCCGAAATCCCCAACTGCAGCTTTTTTGTACCAACATGCTAACGAAAACGAATGACCATTTAAATCTATTGCAGTTTCTGTTACCGAATTACTAGCACCTGCAAAGTCTGCTACTTGAGTACCAATTCCGTTAGTATCAGCTACAAATGCAACGGTACCTGTAGTTGTAAGAGTTGTTGGTGCGTTTGATAAGTCGGTAAAATCTCCATTACAATCGACTGCAAGAACAGTTGAACTCCACCTAGGAAGTCTGCGCTTAAGTTCGTTCCTTCTCATTGCGATCCCATCGAACATATCAGTTGAAACGACTGTATTTTTGGTCGCAAGTGCACCAAGTCCCAAAGTAGTTCTCATTGCCGTTGTATTATCATCGTCAAGTAGTGAAATGGCTGTATCTGTTAATGTTAATGCTGTGACATTACCTATACTTGATCTTGCTAAGAATTGATTAGCAGCAAGAGTAACATCTGTTGGATTAGCCGCACTAGCTGTTGCATTAACTTTAATGGTATTTGCAGCCATATCAGCTAGTTTTGCATTTGTTACAGCATCATCTGTGATATTGGTTGAACCTACCGTTGATAAAGTAGCCAATGTTCCAAGTCCTAGAGTAGTTCTTTGTGCTGCTGCATCAGCATCATCAAGTATGTCTCTACCTGCTGCGGTGCAAGTTATTTCCTCAATTGCTCCTGCTCCAGCTGTGGAACGTCCTAATATTTTATCGGTTGCAGAAACAATATTAGTTAGCTTTGAATTGAGTTCGGTTTGCGTTACTTCACTACCTAAAATTGAAGCCCTTACATACTTATCGGCATCGAATATAACCAATGCTTTCATGGAATGAGGAATTGTTACTAACGTTCCTGCTCCGAATAAGTCGTTTGCTGATTCTCCATCCTCACTGATACCTCCAAACCACAAACCAGTTAAACTAAGTGGCAATGGAGAACCGGTATAGTTGAATAGATAAAACGAACCAAAGATATTCTCTCCACTTACTTGGAAATCAGCCAATGCCATTGTAACGGCTGTTACCCCTGCCTCACAGTGAACTTCTTTTCCGTTGTGCAAGGAATAGGTTAAGGCATTACTGCCAGCAGTAGTGAGTTGTGCTTTACCTCCAACTCCTCCACCTCCGACCGATGATATCTCGCCTGTGGCTGATTTCTGTTTGACTTCACTTTCACCAGGAAGTATAGCGAACTGTCCTACGGGTACCGCTGCCTGTTCTGTTGCATTTTGCGGGTATGCTACGGTCAAAAAACCTTTCTTCAAAGAAAAAACCCCCTTTTAATTCAGAGGTTCGAGACCTGCGTAAAGATATTTAATTAGTTACCCCATAATGTAATAGCTTGGCTTTGTGCCTTGCCCCCGCGACTTCTTCCAATATTTATTACTGAGGATCTAAATGGAGCTCCATGTCTTGTATATTTCCGGTTCCTGAAATATGGCTGATCAAAAGATGCTCACCGGGTCCAATTGTGAGCGGTGAAGCGAAGTCTAGTCGCCCTCCAGTCAAGGCTCCTGAATCAGTTGTACCTTGAGGAATTGTGATGCTTCTACTAACTCCAGTGATGGCATTAGTAAAGGCCAGTACCATACTTGTGGACGATGGAACACCTATGGTAAATGTGGCATAACTAAACGATACGGCATTCTTAAAGTATATCCCCGTAGCTAACCCTGCACCAAAAGACAACGACCTCCTACGATACAAGTATATAGGTATGGGACCATAGGTCGAAACGGCTGTTATTCTCCTTCTCACCCAATATGCTGTAATTGGGGTTGTAGACGGAGGAAGCGTAAGGGTTTTGGCTGCCCAATCCGAGGGAATTGACCACTTCTTGTATAAATAGGTAGGAGTCGCGCTATACGTAGTTGACACTGTTGTGAAGTTATTACCCGGATCAACATAGTCAGGTAGAGGTTTCCATGTGTCGTCAGACGCTAAATATTCCCTAACTACACTGTAGTTATTTGGTATACCCCTGTATATAGCATCATACAACCCTATTGTTAATCCTGAGTAACCAATTCTTGACTCACTACCAATGACGGGGAAAATTGTATTATTAGCTATGGAACCAAAATCAGAATTCGTTAAGTCTGCAGTAACCATGCTTGTGTAGTCTGTCCATTCATTAGCACCTTCGCTGCTAGTGGTCCATATCCTCCTTAATTTAGGAGAAGTTGTTTTAGATGTAAGACCGTTAGGCCTCAAGACTACATACTTTCGTTTTGTTGCACCAAAATATGGTGCGATGGACTTTCTATTAGCTAAATTAATATCAAATGATATCTTGTATACCCCTGCTGCATTTCTCATCCCGTTGGATGTATCTACTAAGTTTCCCACAGAAACTAACGTATCTCCATCTATACTCTCTAAGACACTTAATCCGGTTCCTGTCCATACCCCAGGAGTTGTAATTTGTACATAAATCTCATTGATATTCTTTTCTCCGTCGGCAATCCATATCTCATCTCCTGATGAGAATGTAGCATCATCACCCCACGGAAGGAATGAATTATCAACCTCACTTATGGCTTCTGACGACAAATCTGTAAAGATGTTGCTTGTTCCTGTATCTCTTCTTAAAGCAAATATTTCCGTTGACAATAGTAAGTTGTTATATGCCGCTACCGGCTGAGTTCTATTGATATTTCCAATAGACACTCCGTCACTCATACTCCCAGATGTTGCCGATATTTCGGGCAAGCGTAGATCAAGCAATATTATTACCTCCCTTAATGCAATCTTTGAATCTCGAAGGATTTCGGGAGACTTATGAAAACTAACCTATTCGTAATTGAACATCCTGCAAATTACCAGATCCTGAAATATGAGAAATTAGTAAATGTTGACCTGCCCCAATTTCCAAAGGAGTTACAAAATCCAACCTTCCCCCGGTAACTGAGCCACTTGAAGATGTGTTTTGAGGTATCGTAACGCTTCTTGACTGACCAGTGATTGCATTAACGAAGGCTACAATCATGTCCGCGGTACTCGCTATGCCAATTTCAAACGTTACATATGAATAACTACTTGCTTTCGCGTGAAATATACCATAAGCCAGACTACTCCCAAATGACAACGACCTAGCTCGCCATAACGGAGTAGCATATAAGGTGTACGTACCTATCGAGACCATTCGGTTCCTGTACCAATATGCTGTAACAGGTGTTATTGAAGGTGCGAACGTAAGGGGCTTAGCTGTCCAATCTGTCGGGACAGTCCACCTTACTTTAGTAAGTACAGTAGGATCACCGTAATTAGTTGGTCCAATTGTATGAAAGTTAGATGGATCAACAACATTTTGCAGAGGTTTCCACGTCTCATCACTAGCATAATACTCATGAATAGGCACAATGGACGTATTATCTACTGCTCGATAATCAGTTCTATCAAATCCCATAGTTAATCCGGAAAAACCTAAGTTTGTGTCAGCGTCTATATTCGGTATTACGGTTAAATCTACAAAAGATTGATCTATAGGATCTGCAAGATCTTGGTTTTCAGCATCCGTAAAATCTAAATACTCCTTTGAATTATCAGAACAAGCTAACCATAATCTTCTTAAAAGTGGGGTTTGGGGGGAACTTGTCAAACTCCTACTTATGACAATATACTTCCTTTTTGTCGCTCCGAAAAACGGAGATATTGCCTTTCGGTTATCGTTATCGTCAAAACTTATTTTGTATATACCTGCTGATGCTCTTAAACCATCTGAACCATCGACTAAATTTCCAACGTCAACCAAGGTTTCTCCATCTATGCTTTCTTGGACAGACATAGTTCCCGTGTACACGCCTGGAGTATCTATTTGTACATATATTTCGCAAATATCTTTTATAGATGATAACCATAATTCTAAACCGGATAGTGCGCTAAATCCATTCACTACATTACCTATAGCATTAGCTGATACATCCAAGAACTGATCCCCTACATTTTCTCCGCTAACTACACTTTCTTTTCTCAATGCGTATATTGTATCAAGGATTACGGAACTAGTAAACGCTCCAACAATATTAGAACGCACGATATTCCCTATTACCACGCCATCGCTGTAATTACCTGCAGTTGCTGAAATTTCTGGCATTAGTAAATCTAGCATATTTTATCTCCTTTCCTAAAATAAAGGAGCGCCGCGAAGTCTACATTATCCTATTTAGTGGAATAGTTAAAATTGTGTCGCATTTGTGTCCGTCAGTATGTTTCCCGCGCTGGACGCACCTGATCTGAAGTTGTCCGTCTACCTCGATCGCCAATAATTTATTACATTTCTTACAACGATATTCTTTCCTAATTGCCAACACCCCTTACCATAGGGTTATTTTATGATACTCTGATACACTTCTTGCCGCCCATCGGACTGAACTGCCTTTTGATCTACACCTGAATGGTTATTCCCAAGAAAATAGAACCCGGCAAGGCTACCTACCATAACTGTGAAGCATATTAACGCAATAGCGATAACCCACATGAAGCGCTTATTGATGTCATTGCAATCCTTCATTAATTTGATAACATCACTCATTTCAATCACTTCACGCTGTTCGACATAATCTTCATCCATAAAATGTCCTTTCTCAACCCAAATACTTTCCAACCACTACGGCTGTATCAAATTTCGTTTTTCCGCTTAAAAGGACCTCATTGGGATGATTTGTAGTAGGACCACCAACAACAATCAAACGCTTCGCTGCCATCGCGTCCTTCGGAATAATCCTACCAGCCCCCTGCCTCGTAAAGTTTGCCACTCCTCCCAGTTTGGCATCGATATCTTTTGCAGCCCATTCATCTTCTGCGGAAAACTTTAAGATTGCTACTTCTAACACTTCATCACCACCCTTCAACCTTTTGTCCAGCTCTGTGATATATCTTTTGTAAGGGAAATTATCCCCTGGACAATCTGTAGCGTATTGGTCGCTATGCCGTCTTACACCACTTGATGGGATATTGTAGAGCTTACAAACCCTCACACACTCAGCTATAGACGCTTGAAATTGAACCTCGCTAATCTCTTCTTCCATGAAGTCGCCTATGTGTGAAATTGCATAAGCAAGTTGATTCATGGGATAGGATTCTCCCGGGACTATGCCGGGATCATGTGCGCCGGCCCATTTGGTATCACGTCCTACTCCAACTGTGCCATTTGGCTCAATAACTGAGTTATAACCGATATCACCGTAGCCACGAACGTTGACATGGTATTCTCTGATGGCTTGGGTATTTGGTTCATGCCCGGCTGTGTGATGCAAATCAACGTATTTGATTCGCTGTGTTCTTAGTTGCATGCCTACCTCCTATGCATTCTTCAAATTTTCAACATCTTTTTGCAGGAAACTAAGGCTTCTGTCCATGCCATTGAGCGTTTCACCTATCTTATTAAGGCTGGCAGCGAAGTTTTCAAGAACACCGTCTGATTTAGCTAGACTCTCCATGAGTTGCCGTTCCCTGTCATGGGCTTCTTTTATCTGCTCAGCGTGCTCTTTTCTAGTGTCGAATAATAAGTATATGAACAATGATGGGATTACTCCTAATCTGATACATGCCTCTACAATTGTTGCAACATCCATTTACTCAACCAACTCCTAAATTTTACTGGACCACTACTTTCCCTTCCAACCCCTGAATCGTCTTATCACCGATACCTTTTACCCTCCCTAAGTCCTGGAGGTCCTTAAATGGTCTACCTTGTATAATCCGCGCCGACAACACTTTCCCGATCCCTGGGAGTGATTCTAGGGCCTCCTGTGACGCCCTATTCAAGTCTATCCTCTCAGCACCCATTGAGTTGTTATCTCCGATAATTGAAACGTTGTTATTGCCTATGACTTTGATCGAAGGTGAACCCCTGCTGTGAATGAATAGAAAAAGTGATGAGAAAAATGAGATGATTATTAAGACGATTATTAGTGGTTTCTTCAATAGAACACCCACTTTCTATGTCCATAGGAAAATAACACTCTATTTCTAGAGTGCCCCATTATAAAATGCAGTTTTTAGCGAAGGTCTAAATTATACCCAATTCATGCCATTGGTCAAAATATCCTTGATAACCTAACTGCGTAGCATTGTAAGTTAAACTTTGAGGCGGATCTCCCCATAAAAACGTATGATTTCCAGATAATGCCTCATATGTTGGGCTCTCTGAAACATCACCGAAAAAAACTAAAAAAATATCCTTGTTGACGGTTTGAGTGTTACCCCCTTCATACCTTTCAAGGATAATGTTGTCCCCGTCCAATAGATTGTTTTTCCCTAATTTTTCAAAAAGATCATTCATTTTATACCCTCCTTATAATCCTAATAATTGAACATAAAGCTGCGCTACCACTGTCGGCACTGCACCAATATTATTTATACCAAATTTAGCACTATAACCAAGTAAACTAACAGGTGGAGCGGCAGACGTAAATCTTACCACGCTACCACCTGTTAAACCTGTTGAGGCAAGTAAAATATTTGCAATTGCCTCAACTGACGCTCTGTTTTTACGAGAGGTAAGTATCGTGCATGTTTGATCTGTTTTTACAAACAAAACTATATGGCGTACCCAATCAAGATCATTAATCCAATCACCATAAAGTGTTGCGCCCGCAGCAATAACCGTGCCGTCTAAATATAACCCTAAATCATTTGCTAAACTCCCAGTAATAGAAGTCGGCACAGGATTACTCTTATTGTACTCATTACCGAATTCATCACCTAAATGTATTGTCATACTAAATCCCCCTCTTAATTATTGCATCGACTTTCTTCTTGGCTGGAACACGCTTTACCACTTTTGGTTGGTCAGGTTTTGGAGTTGATAGGAGTTTGATTATGTCCTTGAGTAGGGAGTTTTGCTCTTTTAGTTCGGTTAGCAGGGAGGATTGGGTGCGTAGTTCGTTGAATAGGTCGTTGCGGTACCGTTGTTCGGGGCCGGATGCGTTGTCGAAGTGATCCATGTGGTTCCTCCTTTTTGTATAGAAAAAGACACCATGGGTTTATGGTGTCTTGGGGTTTAGAGTAGGGAGAGTTGTTGGTGTCCGTTGACGTATCCTAGGTAGGAGAGTATTTTAGCTTCTCTTTCGTGGGTGTAGTGCTTGAAGGTTGGATACCATGAGGAAAACAATTTGGCGCTCTTTTGACTATTGCAACTCTTACATGCTGGAATTATGTTAGTTATTGCGTATTCCCCTCCAACCTTTAAAGGGATAAAATGATCCTGAGTTAAAACTTCTCTCTCACCACAATAGGCGCATGTGTTATTGAAATCCTGCTTTATAGCTGTCCATTCTTTAGCGGTCAGGGTGCTTATCAATTTGTTCTTCAGCGATCTCCTTCTTTGAGATTTAATGTTCTGAGAAGTCTTATACCGATCAGTATATTGGTTAGCTATCCTATGTTTCTTAGCTCTAACAGAGTTATTAATCCTGTACTCTTCGTTATTGGAACAATGTCCTTGATACCAATCCCTAGCATAACATCTTTTGTGTTCAACATTTTCAACATAGTAAGCCTTGATTTTCTTGCTCTCACACTCTTTGCAGTCAGGCCTTAATGCGCTACCACTACTGTAGAAATACTCCTTCGTATTCGGAAGATTAACCCGGCATATGTTACACACCTTGTACCCATCAATTACTGGTATTAGCTCTCGAATCATAAAGGTTCGCCCTCTGCACTCCTTACATATGGATGAAACTCCGTATCTGCAATCGGATGACTTCTCGAAGTAAAGTAAAGTAGCAAGTAGTTCCCTATTGCACTTTGTGCATATTTTGTGCCCTTCTTTTTCAACCAGCTTAGGCTTGGAAAACTTATGACCTTCACACTCCTTGCACGCGGAATGGAATTTATCCTTAGTATGGCTTGCTATATAGAAGTGGAGTCTATCGGCAGGAAGATCCCTCTTGCATTGGAAACATGTCTTAGTTTTTCCCATAAAAATTAACGCCCCCTCAGCATTTACCCTAAAATTAAAATGGGCAGAGAGTAGGGTTACTCTCGTTCGGATGCCTCCTAGCCCACTATTATTATATCATACTTAGCGATACCTTTCAGTAAAAGTATGATATAATTAGGAACAATTTACAAAGAAGAGGGGGCAATTGGCATGAAGATATTTCGACAAGACATAGAGGAAATAGAAATATTTATATTTTTCATAATGTTTCTTTTTGCAGTAAGCTATATTGCGGATGGTGGGTCAAGTTGGTTGGCAGTTATGCTTATAATTGTTTTCGGAACACTTGCTTTGACAGGAATACTTGCGAATATAGGCGATTCAATTAAGGATTATCACACTCGGAAAATCAATGCATCAAAATGATAATAAGAGAAAGTTAGGCAAGGGGCTATTTTAGACCCTTGCCTTTTAATATCTCCTTCTTTGCCAGTGCCTTAGCATCAGATACCGCAGTCGCCAGCATATCAGCTTTTATCTCATCAGCAGATTTACCCTTCGCTTTGTTAGCGCGGGCATTTTTATACGCCCCGCTATTAATGATCTTACCGAAAGATGCTAACGTTAACTGACCCACACGCTTCTGATATCGGGTTGTCTCTTCAGGGGATAATCCGATCTTGGGATGCTTTTGGGTTTTTTCAATGTAATTAGGAACCATAGTCGGTAATTGATTAGATAACCCTTCTGCTTTGTTTAATCTCCTTAACTCGGAATCCACTTTAGGGTTAATTCCTTGATCCTTGGTGATAATACCAGGACTTAGGAATTGAGAAAATGCCCTACCGGCTGGATTCTCAATCTTCTTCATATCTGTACCGAATGGAGTCTGTCGAGGCTGCAACGTGGTACTAGCTACTGGAATCCTAGATACTAAGGCATTCCTCATTGAACCAGGCAAGCTTCCCTTGACATAAGTTTGCCTACTAACAGGATCAATCGTACCTGCTATTTGACTAGATAGTGTAGGTATAAATTGAGTTGCATATCCTTGTGGTAGCTGTGCCATACCCTCCATGAATCCATTGTAACCACTACCAAGCAATGTTTTTATGCCCTTCATGATACTCATGTTGAATACAACATCGCCCGAAGCGTTAAGGCCTTCCATTATTCCATTCGCGGCAGTAAGTGCCATTTCTTCGAACTTTGATGAATCGTTCTTGGAAATCAGACCATTCATTCTAGCCATATCATTCGGTTTATCCTTGATAGCGTTGAATATCTCCACGCCAACCGACAGGGGAACGGAGAAAGGTTGTGCCCAGTCGTAACTATATTTGCCCAACACAGAGAACGGAGAATTCCCAGTATTTGCATTATACGCCTTTAGGTCAATGTCTTTCTCGGCCTTTCCGGTCAACACGCCCTTGCTTGCCAAGAGATAACCTAACCCGAGTATACCCGTTCCAGTTAATCCTTTAGCTAACTCATCAATTGCAATAACCGCGCCCTTGGATGACTTTATTCCAGCCAGTCCATTCATTACACCAATTGGTGAATATTGGATGCCTCTTTTAATCAGGTTAATGGGTGTTTTGGTAAAAGGAAGTGCCGCCTCGGTTAATACTGCTCCCGTCTTCCTCCCGATACTCGCACCCTTTTCAGGACTTTTCACCTTGTTTAAAAAAGTAGCAATAACGCTCGCGTCTCTATAAGTAGCCTGTTGCGCCTCTCGTTCCGCAATATCAAAAGCTTCCTGCTCTAACTTAGAGAAATCCTTTATCCCTTTTGACTGAGCATATGACGCTATACGGTCCACATAGGCCGCCTTGTAGAAGGGATTATCTCCCCATTGCAGTAGCTTATAATTTAACTTGCGCGTCTTTTCTAATACATCAATATCCTTGCCAAACTTTTCTCCAATACGACTTTTTCTGAATACCCTCTTGTCGGGCATCCTCAAACTCATACCTTCTTGAAATTTATTCGCACCACTCAGTAAGTCCTTTTTATTCGCCTCAAAGTAGTCATTAGCCAACCCTTTGTATTCTTTACTAACAAGCACCGACTGAGTTCTTTCCGCTTCCGGCAGAGCTACTTTTTGCAAGACGCCCGATACCCTCTGTGCGGATTTCCTCATACCCATCATAATACCATTTCCCAAAATATTCCTAACATGTGTTTTTATGTTTAATAACATACTCAAGTGACGCCAAGCGTTAATCTTCTCAAACGCACTCGCAGGCATCTCATTAGCTATTCTCGCCTGTATTTGTTCAAATGCCGATTCGTAAGACGCTTGATTACCTCGCTCAATACTCGATACCATAGTCAATTCATCAGGGGTTAATTCGACATTACTCCACTTTTTACCGTATTGTTCCGCGCCTTCTTTGTTCAACTTCTTCAACTGCTTACCAATGGTTAAGAGGAATGTTTCGGGATCTGCATCCCTCAATATCTTGGCCGCCTGGCTGAATTGACCCGCTTGGGTTAATCTCTCAGCGACATCAGCAATTATTTCTCTAGACCCTAGAATATTACCATCTTCCGTTGCCTTTCTTGAAAGCATTTTAGCAAGTGGCACAGCCTCTGGCTTCATCCGTGATGCCAATTCGGTCAATTGAGTTCTAGCAGATTCAAATCCTTGATCAAAAATAGCCTGAGCTTTCGCCACTACATCCTTATTTCCCAACTGTTTATACCACAAGGCATCCGTGGTGTAGCTATCTCTTAGGGCATCAGGGTTATTTATATCCGTCCTTGTGTTCTTGGAAAATCCTCTCTCCTTTGTTCCGGCGGGAATATTAGGTTCGAATGTTCCATCAACCATTGTGGCGTGTTGCTCTTTAGCCTTAGCCCATACTTCTTTTAGATGTGGTTTAACTTCATCGCCTAAATCCTTGATCATCTCAGCGGACCAGACGGAGAACTTAACTGCGCCCCTTGCTATTTTTACTCCACCCAATATGGAATAATCAATGAGGGTATCCACCGGAAGTCCTGCGCTTATCCTCCCCTTGTTAGATTTAATACGTGCAAGTGCTGAAGATTCAATATCGTCAAGGATGGTCATCACCTTGTCAGCCACCGGATGAACGGACGCAGCCAACTTCGGGTCCATCCAATCACCAATCTTCGCACCCTCAACCCCAGTAGGCCTAACCTCCAACTTACCGGGAACTTCTCCCCTCTTAGGAATATCCTTCATCTTTGCACCAGAACTCCCTATACCATCCTTATTAGTCCAAATCAACTTCTCCTTAGCTACAGGAGTAAGTTTCTTGACAGGTCTAGGAACTTCATCTACAGGTAAGCTACCTGAAGGTTTCAGTCTTTTAAATGATTCTATTGGGAGTATTTCAGGTGTAGTTTTTGGAGTTAGTTCGCGTGGTTTGAGCTTGATAGGACCATCAATAGCCTTTATTCTACCGGGTGAACTATCTAACTTGACAATCTCGGCATACAATCCATTAGGGGTAGTATGGACTATGGAATCGTAGCCATTTTGTTTCGCCAACTCAGTTCCAACGCGATCCAATAAGACTTGAGGCTGTTCGGGATGTTTCATTAATAGGGTTGCTTCTTGTTCAGGAATACCAAACTTACCAAGCAATGTCTTGATTGATTCCTGCCCATCAAAGTATGCCTCATAAACATCATCTAAATATTTCTCGCCCTTAATCGCCCTGATTGCGGCATCCCCTGCACCAGCAGATTCCGTATCCTTAACCAACAATGGTTTTTTGGGAGTATAATTCTCTGCTAATTTATTCATCCCTCCGACAGCGCTATCATCGGCATTGTAACCAGTGTTTTCGCCATGCACATTGTCTACTCTGTTGTACCAAGTTCCTCCCCTTAGGTCAGAATATGTTGCCGGACCAACTTCTTTCTGATAACGAATTATTGGAATATCCTTAATGGGAAATGGGAAATCATCGGGAGTGGTTATTTTATCCTTACGAAGTAATTTTACCTTACCTTGCGAATCAGCCTTCAACTTGTCCAACGTATTGCTCAACGCCTGATACTCAGGGTCCTTGTACGCTACACGATAAGCCTCGGTGATATAATCTTTTTTGCTATACGCCGAATCATCTATAGCCCTCAATAACTCATCAGTTGACATCTTCATTTCGTCTGCCATCTGATCTAGGGCCATGCCGCCCTTATCATTGCGAATCCAGTTTGGTATGACTTTCTGTTCTTCGAATATGTCGGCGTTTCCCTGCTTAATACCACCTCTAGCCTTAACCTGACTACGGATAGAGTCAACCTTAGTTTGCCCATCTGCTTGCCTCATGGATTTAGCTATATCTTGAACCTTCTTATCCATCTTATCCGTAATCTCGGCTATGGTATTCTTGGCATCGGTGTTAAGTTTATAATTCTGCAAGGGTTTTCCAAAGGCATCTAAGCCCTGATAGACCTCTGTAGGCTTAGAAATACCCATACTGCTATCAATGTTCTCCTGCAAGGTATTACGTGCCAATGGGGTCTTCGTAGAACCTATAGGGAGATCCTTGAACGTATCCGTCAATTCAGATTGCCTAGCTTTATATTGAGGGGTAATCCTATCACTAACCCTCAATGTTCCTAACTCTGTCCCGCGCTGAACCGAACGATTGACAGGATTGGCAGATTTAATATCTTGAAGAGAAAAAGTTGGTTTGTAAGCGTTTTGCACATCATCGAGAGGATTAGACTTTATTTCAGGAATATTAAGCTTCCTTAATTCCAACGCTTGCCTGAGAGAACCACCTTCTCCAAGTACATCTTTACCAAGTTTAGCCCCTTCACCTATTCCCTTAAACGCTCCCCTCGCCACCGCACCGCCTAATGCAATGCTCGGAATCTGCTTCTCTCGCTCAAGAAGATCCTGAAAACTCCCGCCTTCTTGGATATTCTGTGTAGGCGCTACTACTCCACCGTAAGCCGCCGCGTCAGTCAATCCGCCTTTAATGAAGCTAGGAAGCTTAGAACCAACCTTCTCAGCAGCCGGAATAACAGAGGGGAACAATTTGCCTATACCCTTGCCCAACGCACCAACAGCGCCCTCACCAGCCATCCACAAAGGCAGGCTAGGAATTTCTTTCCCAAGTATTGCAGGGAGAGACTCGGCAGGATTCGCTTTTAAATAATCTTGATTAGCTTGTATCTCTGCTAGTTGTTGCTTACCTATATCGGCCATACCAGGCAGTGGATTCTTCGTCAACATATTAGCAATGTCCACATTCTGCTTTGCTGCCCCTGTATTGGCTAGTCCTTGAGATAAACCTAATCCTACTTGATTAATTAAACCCTTAATGTCTCCTGCTTTTACTTGATCCCACGTTGAGGGCTGAGTAGGTTGAACAACAGGCGAACTAACGGCATGTGAAGTAGTCAGATATTTTGTATAGTCAGGAGTATCCTCATAAAACTCGGGCTGCACATTTGCTTGCTTTGGTTCAGGAGGAAGAAGGTCGGCAAACATATTCTTTTTTACTTTTGGAGAACTTGGCTTATCAAGTAGATCCGCAAACATATTAGTAGCCAATTAATTACCTCCTATCCATCCCATTCAAAAGCCTTGTCCGCCCAATCTCTTAGGTAAGCCGAACTTGCCCCGCTTGCCTCAAACCTTCCGGAATTATCGTTGATAAACTTCATGATCTCAGTTCTTGTTTTATGTTGGTTCGCCAACTGGTTCAAAATATCCATTGCGTCTGCCGTTGCCGCGTCTGTTCTTTCGGGACCAGTTAACTTCTTTGTAGGAGCAGACCCAACAGTCGTTGCATCCTTATTAAGTTGTTGGTATTCCCTCCACACAGCGTTCGCCCAATTTCTGTCACCAGGCTTCCAACTATTATTCATAAAGTCAGTCAGGTTTTCCAATGTGACATCTTTGTTTCCTAAATACCCTGCAATTTGTTTAGCAGCCGATAGAGTTTGATTACTAAATTCTCCGGGAGCATCTTGGTATTTAGCGTTTCCTTGTCCCGGTGCAGGGTAGCCATAACCCAAACTATACCCTTCTCTCCCGGCCCCAAGCGTTCCATAGCCTGTCTCATGCTTGCCGATAGCCGCAATCAGAAGAGGATCAACACCCGTAGCGTTACCAGCATTAATAGCGGCTTCCATGAATGGAGTTGGAACATTAGCAGAAGTTTTACCGTTAGGCATATTACCCGTTGCCTCAAACTCATTCACATTCGCCCTTTGTTGAGCTATTGCATTAGATCTACCAAATTGACTTTCATCTTGCGCCTGTTTTTGATAGAACTGATTAACATCCTGATTCATCCTCTCTCTTCCTAAAGTTGGAAGTCCTTGATAGTTACCAAGTAACTCTCCTTCTTGTAGTCCAAAAGTCCTATCAGCTTGTTGTCCAGCTCTAGTAAATTCCTGACCTGCCAACGTTGGTTCACCTTGATAAAAGCCCATTAACTTGGCGATAGCTTGATCTTGCTCAAATTTTGCAGCTGCAGCGTCACTTTGTTGCTTATCATAAATACTCTGCGCCAACTGTGGAACCTGTGCCAACAATCCGGCCTTTTGAGACTCTAAGTCAGCAACATTGCCCTGTCCGGTCTGTTGCACGCCACTCAACCAATCCTGAATACCCTTGAGCGTCTGAGCTAACTGAGCTTGGTTATTCCGTAACCCTGCACCCTCGGAGGCATTAATCTGACCTTGAGCATAATCATTTATACCTGAATTCATTAAACCTCTAGTATTCATCGTCTCATTCGTGCGTCCCCTGTTGCTATCCTGTAGTCTTCTTATCTGATTAACGTTGTCCAAGGATAGGTTATTCGCCGCTAATCTTTGCGCTTCTGCTTGTCGTGCAGCATCAGCCATCGAAGCCTGTATCCCTTGAATCTTAGAACTAATAGGGTTAATCTGTGGGGCATACTGAAGATTTGCAGATGCTGTTGCATTGTTCAGTCCTTGATATTTCTGTATTTCATTGGCTGTTCCTGCTGCATCGTACCCTCCCAATGCTTGACCGCCGTAATAAGCAGAGTTTGGAATTACAGCGTTGCCACCTAATCCTAGCTGCCCCTTCTTGATTCTCGTCCCTGGTGTCCACTTGATGTAATTAACATCTCCACCAAGGTATTTTCTGCCACTTGCTAAATCCTCATCGTTAGAATAATAAGCTGTAGTTGGCATCGTTCCGCCTCCTTAAACCACTGAGCCAAGTATTTTAGTAATAGCCTTATCTACGTTTACCCCTTTAGCGATCGCCATTTTAAACGTAACCTTACTTTTCGATAAAGAAGCAGAACCTCTTACTGAATCCATAATCAGATTGTCGTTTACTTCTGTAGTACTCAGCGCCATTGATGCATATAGTTCATCGCTTCCAGAGTCAACGATTGATAGCGTAGGCGTAATATTAAAACTGGTGTCTTTTTCATGGTGAACCCATGCGTAGACTTCCTTTGTCGGATCAACAGGGACTACGTTATACCGAACATCAATATTAGCAACCTTTGTTCCGCATTTATACGTTGATATATAGGGATTAGTATCATGACCAATTGTTAGAAACGAATCATCAAGGCCAAATGTAACGCACTTCGCATCGTCTGCTGGTAGAGAAATTGGGTTAGGGAGGGCAGAGAACGTATCATTTAGCCTGTCATACATCGTGACAAAAGGAGTAACCGCGTGAGCTATCGCTAGGTAGCTGCCATCCTTACTAAAGTCCGCACCGAACGCATTTCCAGTGGGCAGGACTGATGGGTTAGCTAGTTTGGCAAAAGTGTCTGATGTCCTTTTGTAAATCGTAACGAACGGAGTTACTTCGTGCGCTACCGCTAAATACTCATCGTTTTTTCCCCATGACAATGCGTCACCATCACCAGTTGGTAATGATTCAGGATTACTAATCTTATCGAAAACATCTCCTGTTCTTTTATAAACGAACACATAGGGAGAAGCGTCCGACGATACGGCAAGATAAATTCCATTATGAGAAAATTTAATGCCGTGGCATGTCGCAGTTGGTTTAGTCTCAGGGTCAGCAAGCTTAGTAAAAACAACATCGTCTATTTTATAGATTACCAAATACGGGGATGAGGATTGGGAAAGGGCTAGATATGTTCCGTCCTCTGAGTAGTCAGCACCATATACTGTTCCTGCAGGATAAGATACAGGTCGAGTGAGCTTAGTAAATACATCACCTGATATTTTATAATGAGAAGTCGTCGAGCCACTAGTTCCAACCGTGAAGTATTTTCCGTTTTTTGAGAAAGCAACGCAGTAACAATCAGAAGTAGGTTTTCCGTCAAGGTCTGGCTGTTTTAGGAATACATCTCCTGTTCTTTTATAGAGAATTAGATATGGAGTTGAACCACTGGCTACAGCAAGCCACTTACCATCAGGAGAATAGGCAACCCCATTGACCGTTCCAGCAGGGAGTAGTGACGGGTCAGTTATTTTAACAGGGAAGGTTACGCTCCTCACGGTTCCGAATACCATTCTTCCTTGATCGAGTATGACATTGGAGCGATACACAATAGCACCAACTCCGAACGAATTTACTAATGCAGGGACGGTGAGTACTTTTCCAGATACTGAGGTTACTATAAAACTTTGCATCTTATCGGATTGTTGAATAGTGTACTCATTATTAGCCACTATCCCGGTAGCGTCATCCACGGTTATACTGGTAGCTCCAACACTCAATGCAATAGTTGTCATAGTCTTTGTAGCATCTAGCTTCCCACAAGAATACGAGTTCGTATTATCTAATAAGTCATAAATATTATTCGTACCTGGGATAGCTAGTCCGTTTTTATCGTGGACAGCCATGGTGTTTGCATTTTCCTTGCGCGTGCTTTTAAGGAATCTTTGTAGCTCAATAACTAGCTTAGTTGCTTCTAGGCTTGAATTGGGTATCGTACCTGTAACCGCAATACCAAGCTGGCTTTTAATGTCAGCCAGCTTTTCGTAAATAGTACCGTCAATAAGTCCGTCAATCGGGGCACAATTCATCTTTTCAGCAATGCTTTCCCCTATCGACGCGCTACTAAACGCATATAATATTTCTGACAACTTCGCGTATAGTGCATCAAAGTCAGCATCTACGGCCTCAGCGTCAGCAGGTGTTCCGTTAACAAAGTTATTAGCTCTAGTTATGTTCTGTATCATTGCCAAGTGTCAACACCTACCTAATTCTTTTTAGTTTGTAGATAATTCCAAACCCGTAAAACTGAGAAGGAATAGAATCGCTTCCCATCTTAACTCTAAAGTAGTTATCTTTCTGGAATATTGCTTGAGACTCTTGACCTGGAGACGATTGCCCTCCCCATAGTCTACCCCACAGGCTATTGTCTCCCCATTCCATATACCCATTAGCTAGTCCTATTGTTAATTTTTCGCCATAACCAACCTTGTCCGTACCGAATTGGACATACATACTATCACTAACAGTCTCCTTGCGATAATAAACAAATATCTTCCTGATTTTTTTCATTCTACTACGACTACCCATATCGAAGTCCTTACCAACAACAAATGAGCTAATTGCTACGCCGTTAAAGTTTTTACTCATTCCGTACTGCATAGTTCCCTTGATTGTGCCAAAAATAAGTTTATTCAAAGTTGTCACACAAAAGGACTTCGGAACATCAGGGAAGACATACTTCGTGAAGTAATTCCTTCTATAATCGTATATTATGATTAACTTACCGATCTTTAGCCAATACCTTCCATCATGGTCAACACTGATGGGGGATGACTCATTGACCAGAAGGCTTTCAATCCTCGTACCAACTGGGACTATGCTTCTCTCGTCCTGAACCAAAGTTGGTTGAATCTGATACAGGTTATCAACGCCCATGAAAATTATATTATTGTCCAAGAGTTGAATAGTTTCAGGGTAAGGGCACCCCCGACTATCATTAATCGTCTTAAACTTCCACGAAGACGATTCTCCTTCTACGGAGAGCATTTGAATTGAACGTTCCTTTAAGATTACAATCCAATCATTTAAAACTTTTATTCCCGTGATCCTATCCCCTCCATCATTACAGGGGATGTAGTTAGACAAAGGGAATGATTCTGGCTTATTCAGCTTGGAGAAGTAAAGGAAGGAACCCTGTGCCAAGAACAGCCGATTCTTATGCTCTAAGATATAACTAGACTTAGTAGGTGGATCATTATCAGTCTCTAAAGCATTACCAATAATAAGAGAACTCCCTGCCATATTGTCGGTATACGTTGTTGTTGTGTTATCCGCTATCTCGACGAGTAACCATGTTCCTGTTGTGCTGCCAATGGTAGCAGAGGCGTATATCCTCCGTTTGGCGGTATTTGATTCACCAGTTGGTATATCTGTTAGGTCAACCTTTTTTAACGAAGGAGAGACAGTATTGGAAGCAGGAGAAGGATTACTTTCTTGACCTCGATCGTTAACAAAAGTTACGTAATACGAACGTTCCTCATTTGGTAATCCAGCATCACCTGACACCGTTGCTGTACAGGTTGTCCCAGGCTTTTCTATTCCCCATACCGATATAAGCCCGTTCCAAATAAAAGATGTTTCAATGTTAGTGCAAAATAATAAATTCTGATACGTCTCAAAAGAAAGAAGCCCGACAATGCCGGACTTCACTAAGGTTCCATCAATATATAATTTATCTGCTACTTGCTGGACAAGTTGGACTGTTCCGTCTCGTTTAGCATAGTTATAGATTCTTTCTGCCGACAAGGAATTTATCAATCCGTATCCATCACACGTTGCCGCCTGGCCTGGTAATAAGTCAATGTTTTGACAATCCTGAACTTCATTATCTCTAATTAAATGCGGCCTGGTGCCAACGTTCAAGCCACCAGACATATCCTTAACCTCGTATAGTAACTTCTCAGACATCACCACACCACCGTTGGAAATGACGGATAGACCTTACCTTGTATTTGATCAATCATCAAGTTCTTTTTCTTTTCAAAGGACTTCTCGAATTCCCTTGCCTGATCAAAATCATCCTCAGATTGCATATACCTCATAGCTGCGTAAAGGACCAACGCATAATGTGATGTACTTGGAACATCTGTCGGAACATCAGTAACATATTTTAAGTACAAAGGTTTTCGATAGTAGTAAATATTAAATGAGCTATCACCCGGATCTACATATAGGATAATATCCGTTCCCCATGTGTCGAAAGATAAATCTGCCTTGTAAATAGATATGCAGTCAAGAGGTATTGGATAATTAAGAGTTCCAGCAGTTGTTGTAATTTTACTTTTCGTTTCAATCTCAAGATAATTAGCTAACTCGTTAATGCCATCATTAAACCACTTAACAGCATCAGACCATAGTACCGTATCGCTAATGAGTTTATTAAGCGCATCAAGAAGAGTCGTTCCGTCCGTTATGTTTAGTTCTTCACTTGCTATATCTGCTCCATACGTAGGCATAGTATCGCCTCCATTTTATTGCTCTTACTTTGGCTATCACTTTATTCTTAAGACACAATTGTGTACTCAAGGTCTGAATTAAATTTCACTAAACCGTCGTAAGTGGTGATATATGCATGTCCTACCGAATCGGTTGCAATAGCGTTATTCACCCTACTAGGCAGAATCCATATATCATTACCAGCAGAACTAATCTTGCGGCTACCAGAATGGCGATAAATAACGTACACATTATTATCTGTATCTACGGTTACGCCATAGGCCTGTCCTATATCGTATTTAGCCCACAACTCCACCCCTGATGAATTAAGCTTGCGTATAGAGCTATATCCTGAAGTAGATGCCATATCATACGAAACACATACATTGTCTTCCGAGTCTACGGTTATTCCGGTAGCACTACTGCCATCCGTCTTAGCCCACAACTCCACCCCTGATGAATCAAGCTTATTTACGCTTGTAACCCCAGAATAAGTATAATAAGAAACATATACGTTTCCGCTTGTGTCTACGGCTATATCCGTTGCTCGTTTCACATCATTTCTTGACCACACTTCGACCCCTGATGAATTTAGTTTGCGTACAGTTTTGGCGAGGGCTGTATTTATGTCATAGGCTACATATACATTACCGTCAGCATCAACCGCTATCCCGTTTGCATTTGAGTTATCTGTTTTAGCCCATATTTCGGACCCTGATGAACTGAGCTTGCGTACAGTTTTGGTTCCCAGGCTATTACGGTAAGCTACGTATACATTTTCATAAGCGTCGACTGCTACATCATAAGCAAAGGCCGCCTCGGTATTTGACCATATAATTACTCCATCAGAATCGTATTTTCTTACCCCTGTACTAGATGCCGTATATACATTGCCAGCATCATCTACTGTTACATTGATTGGATAACCTGCACTATACGCATCGACGGTCCATACTATTGGTGATATATGCTCTAGATTAGAGGCCTTAATAGTATCCCCTATCCCGTAGCCACTGCTTTCGATCTGGCTAGTGGATCCAACCGCTATTCCCATAAAAAATCCATCTTCCCAATCTTTACCAACCATAAATTACACCTCCGGCGGGTACGTTATACTTATTGTGCTTTCTCCCCTTGTTAGCGTTGAAAACCTATCGCGCGAATCCCTTGTTGCTGCCCACGACTCTTGCTCTCCATCCCTGAAAATATTTATTGATGTCGCTCCGATTACGATTTGAACATTAGTAGCCCTAGTAGTGGATATATTTCCAACTTCTTCGACGGTATGAGTTAGAAGAGTTTCAACAGCTACAATAGCGTCCTGAACGTCATTCATATCTTTTGCGATAATAGGGCTAACGTAGTCAATTTTAGTTGTAAATGTATCTATTGCAGCAGGATATTTAGTGGTCATCGTTTCACCGCCTCGAATGTAATGGGTCATTTGTCCAACTATATTTTGAATATCTTTCGATAAATGATCCATTGAGAAGGAGGGGAATAAGCCCCTCCTATTTTTGCTACTTATTAAGCTTTAGTTCTCTTCTTATGTCTGTAGCTAACCCAAGTTCCTTTGCTTTCCTACGGAGTGTGTCTCTATGCATATTTAATTTTATTGCCATATCAAACAAACTTTTGCTTCCCTCTTTTGCTAAGTTATACATTTCTACTGTCAATTCCTTATAGAGATAATTTCTATCACCGGATGCGTGATGCCTCATATGGCACGATCTACAAAGAGTTGTTAGGTTGTCCATAGAATTGTTTGGATTTTTATCATGTCCGCTACCGTCAATATGATGAATTATTAAGCCCTTTATTTTTCCACATTTAGTACATTTTTGTCCATCTCGGTCCAACACAGGATATTTATTTCCACCAAACCTTATTCGGTCGTGATATATGTCGTTCATCTCGTTTTTACGTTTAATGTTTTTTTTGGCATATCCTCTGGCGTATTCGAAGTTATACTTACCTGTTTCCTTATCTCTTTTGAATTTCTCTTTTCTTCTGCATGATGGAGAACAGTATGTTTGAAACTTATTCCTAACGTGAGGACTAAACTCCTTGCCACAGTGAACACATTTTTTAACAACTTTTACCCTTAACGAATTAATTCTTTCTGCCCGGTGGATACTCTCTGCCCTTGTTGCACATTTTTCTGAGCAATATTTACGGGAATTCCTGTCTATAATGGGATTTTCACAGATAACGCAATTCATAATTTACCTCCCTCCCTGTGATAACTATACCATAGGGAAAGAGGTAAAACAAGCATATCCTACGACAATTCTTTTTTAACCACTGCTCCCAACGAACATGCGCCAATTCTCAACTGCGGTACTATGCCTAAAGTATCCATTCCACACCCAACTACCGTTCTGGCGCATTTCCTTCTCTCGGATAAACTCAGGTTTAACACGGAAATAATGCACCAATCCATGGCGAGAACCCTGCAAGAACCATGCAGTAGTAGAAGACATGAAGTCGAGATCCACAATCTCAAGAGCCGGAAGGACGTTTTTGTCGTTATTAGGAGTTCCGGATTGCAGAGTAGATTGCAAGATAGTAGCAGCCAAGAATTGCTTGGATTGATGGATAATAAGCTTTTTAGGACGAGCGAGAATCTGCTTTCCGCTTTCATCCTTTTGCTGACGGAAGAGGGTTAATCCTGTTTTCAGGGTAGCGTCCGACAATGCACCAGAATGCAGGTTGTCTTGAACACCCCCTGCATCTCCACGATTAGGATGAGAGTCAGAACACAACGGAACTCCGTCGTACTGATTAACAGTAAAGGCATTATCAAGGACTCCAATGCATTCAGACTCAAGGGTTTCCCGTCCTGCATGTCCAGCATCACGGGTCATGCCTTCCACTTCTTTGTATTTGGAATCGTCAACTTGCTCACGACTCATTACCACAGTAACGGCAAACGGTTGATGCGTAGTCGTGATAATGTCTCCTAGTTTGAACTTTTGTTCAGTTGGGTTGGCGAGCTCATCCTTTTTAGACCACTTAGCGATTCCGGCGAAGTTCTGAGTTACCTCGGCATTCTGACTAGAAGTCTCAGCTTTAAGATATCTGGACCATTGCTCAGACTCTTCATCCCACGCCTCGAAAAAGGTTTTATCTATTTTCTTCAAGTAAAGGTTTTGAAATTGGCTTGTATTCATTGGCATTGTTAATCATTCCCTTCTTAATAAACTAAATTTGCATCGTCGAACACTACGTCCACCGTTAATGCAGTGTTATCGTAGTCAATAATGTGACACATACCCCCTGTTACATCGTCAGGGTCAACAGATACTTTGTCCTTCAGGTCGAACTTTGTGATAAACAAATCAGTGTCGGCGAAGGTCTTCTTTGTCCCTGCTGTAATGAACGGAATACGGATAACCGCACCCTTGAGCAGAGTGACCGGAATCTTATCTGCAGAAGTAGGACTTGCAGTCGTGGTAATTGCGGCTGCAGCAATGGCATATAGTGCTGTAGATGCCCCAACTGCAGCAATTCCTCGCTTAGTTGTTGCATCAATCGCCAGGATATCTCCGATCGCTATGGTTTGGCTTGCTCCGATCTTGAGAGTGGTTGTTTTGGAATCGTTAGTACCTGTTAATGCAGAATATAAATAACGTGCCATTTAGTATCATCCTTTCTTCTGTTTAAGTTGTTTTTGTTTCCGATAGTCGTCAATGTTGGCATAGTCCGAACCGAGCAGATCAAGTGCTTCCTGATGAGAAATGCCCATCTGCCTACGTTGTACCTCGATATCAGCAGGTAACGGAGGCAATGCCCCTGCATCCCCTGTCGAACTATCTGACTGAACAGTACGTTTTGGTTGAGCTTTCTTAACGATTGCCCTTTGCTCGGCCTCTCGTTTGAGTTGTTGCGCCCGGGCTTCTCCACCTATTGCCCAGTATGCTTCTTTAGCCGTAGAACCTGTTCGAGTCATAAAGGCTTGAATCTCTTTCTCCGAACCCTTGATTCCGGCATAAAGGGGATCGTCCTTCAGTTCATTGATTTGTACCTTGACTCGGAGTTCATTAAGTTCGGCCTGTTGCTTCTTCTGCCCGATATACCATGCAGACTCTTCGGGGTTTGCGTACCCTTGAGCCTCAGCTTCCTTCGCCCATGCCTGTTCCTGAAAAGCCTTTTCAATTGCGTCAGGGTCGCCACCAAGGGAGTCTATTATCTTTTGATGCTTGGCATACTTTGCAATTGATTCTGCTTCTACTTGATCACGAATCTTCTTTTGTTCGCGCTCAAGACGTTTCTGGAAGGCGTTTTTCTGTTCGGGAGGTAGTTCGGGAAGGTCGTCGGTATCGTCAGTGGCTTCTTCAGTTTCGGTAGACTCCGCAGACTCGGTTGTTTCTTCTGCTTCAGTAGTCTCGGTGGTTTCAGTTTCTTCCGTGGTTTCAGTGGTTTGCGCCTCGTCGTCAGGCACATCTACGACCGTTTCAGAGAATTTCTGTAAGTTCATGGATAAAAGTCTTTTCATTGTAATTCCTCCATAATTTGATGGCGGCATCCCATCGTTTCGCCCGTCTCGTCTTTCCGAGTGTAAATTTTAGACATATAAAAAGAGCTTTTTTATTAGCTCGTCAGTTGGACTTTATTTAACTATTCGCCAATCTTCGGCCAAGATATCGGTAATGCTCGGAACCCAAGTGTTGTATTTTCCCGTAACATTGAACAGTAGAAGACAATCGTTGTTTATCTGTATGCCCTCAGGAGTATAAAGCTTAGTCCTGGTAACGTGCATGTTTTTTCCATTCCAACCTTCACGCTCTACGCAAAATCCTTTTCCAGTTGCTTCGATAGCTAGCCCTAATGTCATCCCATTAGTCTTTCTATACGCTTCCTCAAATACAACTTTAGGTGACCAACTGACGTATCCATCAGGGTAAACAACCTTATAACCTTCGTTCCCTTGAGTTGAGGTAATAACCTTATTGTGGTTATGGTTTTCATTAAAGTCATGCAAGCCCATTGCCTCGGCCTCAACAATTTTTACACCGATATATTTTCCCATTAATAAATCATTCCTCTTCTTTCTTCATAAACATGCCCGGATTATCCTTGATCACCTGATAAAGATTTTCAGTAAACGCAGGATACATCTACCCTTTACCTATTGCCAATTCTACTTTTTCTTAGCCTTGCCCTTTGGCGCTGACTTAGCCATAGTCTTTTTAGACATTGGACCTTTTGGCATTGCTTTGTATTCATCGTCATCCATCATTGGCTTGCCTTTCATGGGGCCACCACCTTTCTTAACCATTACGCTGATCATCATACCTTTTCCTTTACCTTTTCCAGGACATTCCATTGATAATTACCACCTTTCATCTACTTATACCAACCTTCCTTGAGATGCGTCTTGAGCTTATAACTACTATTTTTAGGGGTTAAATGACCACAACTAGGACATAAAGCACCATTTTCATGCCACAAAGAAAGTTTTTGACATCGCCCACAGACAGGTTGATTTAACGCGCGTATCCTTGGATCACCAAACATACCCTGAGTACGTAAAAAAGACCCAATCAAAGGATCTCCACTAAGCGAGTGTAACCAATATTGTTCTTCCTGAGCTGTCATTTCATTGGCCATTAACCATCACCTCGCAATGAAGAAAGAATATTATTCATCTGCCCTTCTTGGCCATTCATATTATCAGTGTTCGGAATAGGCATTTGTCCTGGTATTTGTCCCGGCATCGTAGGTTGCCCAGGCATACCTGATAATTGAGGTTGGGGAATGTTTACGTCATCATCTAACGGTAATCCGACTTCGGAACGTAAGTATTCGCGGAATTCTTTCCATGTAATAACCGACCGACCATCAATTATTGCCTTAGATAACTCCACGACCGTCTGATACATAAACGCCTTATCGCTTGGCAAGCCATTACCCATAGATAAAGAGAGGTCTAATTGTACCTCTCTTGTCATTTGGTTTCCTTCTTCGTCCTCTAATGGTTTGATGAAGTGTTCCATTTCGGGACCATCAAGCCCAATGACAGGTTCGTTATTCTCATCCAAAACAGGTCTTTGATCTGGAATCATTTGAGGAACCACACTCAATCTTGAAGGGTCATAGAATCTAAAGTCCGGTTTCTCCCCCTCAATCCTAAACCACATTTCGGTATCCCAATTAGTTATTATCTCATCCATAATGAGTTCAAGAACCTCTCCCCAGCCAGTCTTGAACATCTCGGCCTTATGGTTAACTCCTTTTTGACCTTGCTGCTGAACGGCTATAATAGCACTTGCCGCCCTAACTGCTCCATAGGTTTGCTCAGTAGTTAAGTCTGTTCTCCCCGATATAAGGTTCGCTTCCTGAAATCCCTTTTCACGCCTATTGATAATGTCTGCTGAAACACCAGATGGTTCTACAATGCGCCAAGCGTTAATGTCCCTCATTGGTATTCTAAGACCCGGCATGTTTGTCCACTTGCGGTAATCAAATGAACGCCCGGCTCCCATCCCTACAACAACTTGAGGATTACCCATAAGGCGTGCTGTAATTCTTATGTTATCGTCCATCTCATTTATGATGTCCTGAGTTGGAATAAGCATTTCAATGTCTGATTGACCCCATATCTGCCCTCTCTGGATGTAGCAGGGGATCAAGACGAAGGGGAATTGATCACGTCTGTTGACCTTTTTACCGTTCAGAACTTTTCTGGAATCTTCGAGCAGAATGTGATTTGCCACATGTAGACAGTAAGTGGAACCATCATTATCCTTCATGTAGCATTCAAGGAGTAACGCCTTTTGGCTAGTCGTTAACTCGGTTTCATCAGACCCTTGATCCTCGAATATCTCAGGGTTATACGGCACAGATATTTCACGCTGAACATATTTACCGCGCTCCGGCCATTGTTTCCTGTACCATGATAGCGGCCTCGGTACAGCGTGAATCATGAACTCGCCTTCTTGGAGTAGGTGAGAACTCTGTACCTTTGGGTCTGGAAAGAAGTTTGCAGGTGAAATTGGTTCAACGATCGGAAGACCTCTGCCACCTAAAGCGTCGTGGTCGAAATATACCTTCAATATTGTTGTTCCCAACTCTAACCGATCATGTTCAGACTGATTGAGCTTTGACTTAATCCTGTTTCGGTTTAGCACAAATTCAAGCATATGCTTTGATTGCTCGGCTAATAAATGGTCTGATGGTTCATGACCTTTCGCTTCTACAGCAATAGGCTTATCCACCAAGTCGGCAATCATCGCCTCTATGATGGAATGAATGATATTCGTCACGCTTCCGGGATCTATATCGCTCTTTGGTGGGTTCTGCCGGTTGTGCTTGTAATCATCGCACTTCTTCCATATATCAGGCTTTCTAAGTTGGCTTTTAGTATTATAAGAGGCTGTAAATAGTTCTTGCACTCGCATTGCTAGTTTCTTTTCTTCTTCGGTTTGGATTAATTCTTTAACGTCAGTATCGTCATCTATAATGTCAATCGGCTTGTCCTTCACTTACTCACCTTCTTTCCGAGCTAAGAGGATTAGACGGATCCCATCCTTGCTTTTGTGGTGGATAACCTACCTTTTCCCTTTTGTCATTGTCGAGTTGATAGTTAAGCTGCTCAATTATTTCAGCCATTTCCTCGATTTGTTTTGTGGCTAGGTTAATACGAGTTTGGTTATCGGCAGATGTTTTTAGGGTTATGCCGATGTATTTACCCCAATAAAAAGACCCTGCTGTTATCGAAAGGGTTAAGGCTAGGCAAATTGAGATTGTTAGGGGTGTTGGCATGATAATAATGCCTCTCTTCCTTTGTCGGTGAGCCATCCGGTTCTTACGCTTACGCCATACTCCATGTATCCCCTGCTTGTTAGTTCTTCCATTTTAGCAATAACTGCCTTTTCCGAATACTTAGCGCAAATTATTTCGTATGCCCTTCTCCATTGTTCGCCATCACGGGTATGACATATATAGCATAATTTAAGACAATCTATAGCTTTTTGCTGTAGGGGAGTTGGCATGTTGGACCTCCTATTAACTTAGATACTTATTAAAGGAATAGTCAGCCAGTTTTTGACTAGCTTCCCGTACTCCCATTGATCTTAATAACCTTAAATCGCTCAACTCTTTTTCGCTTAGTTCTACTCTCCTTGGTTTATAGTAAATGTCATTCATCCACGAATGCCTAAAAGGTTCTGCGTATACCATCTAGGAATCCCACCCTTTCATGAACATCATGATTTAACTACTCTAGCAAAATGTTTGCATGAACCAGTTATTGTCCTGACCCTTACGCGGTTCGGAGTTTTTGAAGTCTGATATATTACGCATAGGTATCCTAAGACCAGGTGTATCGTTCCATGGACCACCTTGCTTAATTGATTCAAGCCTAATATCTATTCTTTCCTGCACGCTTCCTCTGTAAGTATCCATTCCGAGCAATGTTTTAATTGTATTAAAATTCATAACGTCCACCCTTTCATGAAACTTCCTTCTTCGTCCTGCTCATCCTCTATCTCCGACCAATGTTTTCCGTTTTGGTAGTCATGATTAACTGTTGTATTCGTATTCCTTGCTACCGCCGCTACGATCGTTCCGTTAATAATACCCTGTTCTCTGATGTAATAGGCTATTGCTAAGGCAATGATAAGGTCGTCATGCTCACCAGGCATTGCTTCGGGTCTGCCTTTTTTGTTACGAACAAAGGTTAGCATTTCGTTCAGGGTTTCAGGGTCGTTTATAAGCTCCGTTTGCTCTCGAACGATGCAGGCTAAATCGGCAATAATAATTGGTCTTGTTAGCTTAGTTGTTTGGAATCCATACCTCTTTTGTGTTGTTTGGCTTATGGTGTCCTCTACTACTCGAATGTACTGTTCTGGGTAGTCAAGGCGTTGAAGTTCTTTGACCGGGTACGTGCTGTAGTTTGTCTCAATACCAATGAGTGCCCAGTTGAAGTATTTACCCAAGCAGTACATTTGCTTTGCGTATAAGTCCTCATCAAATTGATGCCTAAGTACCGCTACCTGCTTACCTGATGTATTGTCTATAACCTGACCTATGAAGTAGTCTGATCCATCTCCTGATGTGTCTCCACCAATGCCATAGGTTAGGCCGGGTATGACATCCTCGTAGATTGTTATATAGCCATCGTCAGACTCTACCCAACGAATAGATGACTCTACTATTCTCTCTCCCACATAATCATAAGTAAAGGAACCTTGCTTGACCGGGTATCTGTCTCGGACTAGGGTTAGACGTTCATTGACCTTGTGAGCATTGAATATGGTTTTGCCTAAAACTCCCCACTGACCTAAAGCATATACGTCATAATAATAAGGGTCCTTTTCTTTGTATGACTCCAAGAGTGCCTTGTATTCGTCGTCAATGAACTTATTATCATGGTAGGTGGTATGTAGTGACATCTTATTCTCTTGCTTATCATCGACAAACCTTTTAAGCCAATGAGTTATGTTAATGGGATTGAAGGAGATAATGACCTGTTTCTTCTGTTTTCCTCCACGAAGCCTAATGTCTAGTTGGTTAAAACTTGACTCTTCAACCTCACTAGCCTCTTCTATCCACACATCAGTCAACTCGCCCTTAGAGAAGGTTATGGACTTCAAACGTTCTACATCGTCTAACCCCTTAAATAACATTGCGTTACCGTTTGCCTTACATGTTATGCGAAGATCAGACTCGCGGACAACAAACAGGTGATCAACCTTCCACTCGTTTATAACTTGCTTTAATAAGGCGAACGTCGAATCTCTATTAGAATCACCAGTTTGCCGTATGACTAGCAGGTTCATCTTTTGCTTGAGCATCTTATAGATGTACTTTTGAGCTATAAATACCGACTTTCCCGATCCAGCTAGGCTCCACCATAGTATACTTCATAGCGGAAATCAGTCTCTAGGCATGGCATGTATATCTTGTTGAACACTTTAGCACTTATGCGTATATCAATGTTGGGCATTGGCATCACCTCCAATAATAATAGAGATATCTATATTAGCCATGGTTACACCATCCGGTATGGATAATTGTTGCGGGTTCATGTATTGCCATCACATAGGGTTCGTCTTTGCAGGTTGTTCCGTTGAATACGAGGCATGAAGCGCAGTTGGTTTTGCCGTAAGTAGGGTCTTTTGGATCAAATACTTTACATGCTCGGTTTTCAGACATGCTATTTCCTCCTGAAATTGGGCTTGTAATCAAGGGTTTAAGTTTGGAAGAAGGGGTTAAGGGAGGAACGATTAAGCTTTCACCAATAATCCACACCTCACACAAGCGCGTCCAACTAATCCCATTTCATCGAAGATATTCATTAACTCCTCTCCACCACACTTTTTGCAGCAAAACTGCTTATCCTTTTGGATCTTACCAACAACCATATCGGCACTCTCCAATACTATGGGATCAAACCACTCGCCCCTTATGCGAAAATCCTTAAACTCTTCATGGAATCCGCCCTCATCGCTTATGTTCCCCGGAAATGATTTAACGATAATTAGAGTTTCTGGGAAACCTGTCTGTAATGTCTTTATCCGCTTTGTAATATCTGCGGCATATCCAATCTTTACGGAACCACCGGATTCACCCTGTATAAAATAAATAAAACCAGGATATCTCTTTTTGTAAGATTGTTCCTGATTTCTTCTCTTTTTTTCAATTTTATCTAATTCAATGGCTTTAAGTTCTTCTTCTTTTTTCTTGTGAAACTCTTTCCATCGAGGATCACCGCTAGGCCATGACCACTTTCTTATCTCGTTAATAAAAATACTCTCAAACCTTGGGTCATTTCTTAATCCGCATAGTTTTTCCGACGACTTCCATATTGCAAAAGAAATACTCTTCTCATTGTGTCCCTGTTTCTCTAAATCCTTAACTATAAACATTGCTTTTCCTGTCACCGAAACATGAATTAATCTAAACGCCTGTTCATACGTTGTAATCTTTTCTCTTCTAATCGGCATATCTAAAGCCAACTCCTCTTTATTTAATTATTCGGGGATACTTAATCCCAAAGCCTTCTTCTCTGATATCAATGAAGTTCTCCACTCTTGTATCGCATAAGCAACCCACTCTGGATACTCGCCATCACCAGGCAGTTTAGGTAATCCGTATTCATCAAATTCAACTACAACTTTTAGGACTTCCTTTGGATTTTTCAAGGCACAACATCTCCCTTCATTGGAATATCAGGAGTAACATTTATCTCCTTTCCCTTGCCGAATAACTTACCAATCATCTTATAGGAATCCCCAACCTTGGAGATTAACTTCAACTCTTCGAGCTTGGCAACGAATCTCCTGGTTGTGGAATCACTAACCCCCAACTCCTTTGATATGTCCTTGCGTTCCATTAGCTTCCTTCGCTTGCCAGTACCGACGACTAGACTTCCATCATGCCACTCGATATAGGTTGCCAAGTGCATGCACATCCCAGCGTACTCATAACTCAATTTATCCTTTGGGTACTTGTGTATCTCACTGATGTACAACTTGGCATAGGTGAGCTTGTTTCCGGAACTCTTCTTCTTTGGCTTTTTCTCAGAATCCAGTTCTCCCTCTACACCAAGTTCGATAACCTTGGCTGGTTTAGGAGGACGATATTTATTAAAGAATCCATAGAGAATCCTATCGGTATCAGGGTCGGTAGCCGTGATGTATTCCCTCCCGTTACCCAGTCTTTCCCTACTAAACATAACTGGCATAATGACCGCATTGACATCCCTTTGAAAATACTTTGTAGACTTTTCGTCCAATTTCATCACCGCCTTAGCCGTTTCAAGTGTGATAATTCACAACCTCTATATTTCCTTACTCCCCCAAGGGGTACAGGGTTTTGGCTTGTCGTCACACTAAGAGTAGTTCTCTTGGGTCTTGCTTACGTCGTTCCATTCCAACGTCAAACACCCCTCACTCTCGCAAAGGGCATTACTAAAAATATATAAAAATTGAGCGCGCAAAATTTGGAATGCGGTATTGGGCTTTGCTTTATGTTTGGGGTTCATGCTTATGTTGGAGTTATGCTTTATGTATTGAGTTTATTAGGAAGTGTTCGTATGAATATACTTGTGGATTATGTTTTTGTAGGAGAGGTTTAGGTATTCATGGTTGATGAATTAATGAGAGAGATAGGGGGATAGGTATACATATATACGAGGGGTATACCGGCCCCATGCCTCGGTGGTCCTAGTACCGTCCCCCTACCCCTAGTGTCCGGTCAGTCCGGCAGATCAGACATACCCCATAGGGCAGAGCAGGGAGAGCAGGACAAGGACAATACTCATCCTTGGTAATGACTAGTAGTGTAGAGCGACAGCCATCTAGCACAACTCTCATCTGTGCAGCATTGGCTACCGGATATCCAATAGTCTTTGCTTTGTGCCATGTCCTAACACATGATCACTAAACGAATGTGACACAACGGCATAGTGTCACATTCGGAATCAACCTATAGGCTGATCTAAGGCTATTACCTCTCAAAACACCCTCTAAATGATAATACAAAGGGCTAATTCCACCACTGAAGGACACTATTATATCAACTATTAAAATATAATAGTTATAAATAATATATTATTCAGTGTCTTCAATGCGGATTGTGATAGTTTGAGCGGCATCTACTTCAACCTTATCTACAAACATGCCCAGGTGCTTACCGATCATATCTAATGCACCTTTTTTGTCGTGTAGCTTGAACTTAAACGTCCCATCTTTGCCAATAGACACCTCATTCACCATAGATCCATCTATTTCCTCAGAAGATTTGGCATCTACTATTTGTTTGTATCCATATATAGGATTTCCCTCATCATCAGTGTCCACAATTGTCTTCTCAGTCTTGAACGAAACGAAGTCTTTTATGTCTGAAAAGGCTATTTTGGCATATTCCGCAACAACTCTTTCGACCGTTGCCATGTTCCTATATTTAATCTCATCTTGTAATTGTTCAAGCCTTTCACATATCTTGACGTTAGCCGCCAATTCACAAGCTTTCTCATCTATGGATTTATCTGTCATATTCTCAGCATCATAAGCCGCCTTATATGCTTGCCTTTGAGTCAATCCTCTAAATAAACCCTGTACATAGTTTTCCTGTTTAACCGTAAGCTTGAAAGCCATACTTAATCACCTTCCATCTAATCTAAAATATCTACTTCCTCGATCAATTCTTTCAATGCCTCAATTTTAGCATTAACCTTGATTAACTTCTCGTGCTTCTCAATCGTCATAGTAGGTATAAGACGGAGCCAATCGAGTACCATATTTTCTTGCTCTATCTTCCCGTTTATTATCTTTTTCATTTTGTTCGCGCTAACTTTTTCTATAGCCATCTTCTGAGCTTTCATATCTGTATATTCCTTACTCTCATAATCCATATCCATCAGTCATCCCTCCTTAATACCCCACCATAATCCCTACAATGCTATTCTAAGCCCACTAATAAGCAATTCAATACATTCCACTCAATAACTTAATAGCACCCTTAAAACATTACTTCTATATATGCCAAACCAAACTCAAAACAAATTTAAAATAATCCCTAAATACCTCTTGACATACTAGCCAACTAGCTATATACTATGGATAAGATCAAGAACCGAAAGCATCCTCTACCAACTCAGCCAAACGAAAGCGTCCCTCAGTCGAGTGATGATCTGAGACAGCCAAGCGAAGCAGGAGTTGGAACGATGCGGAAGGTTCAATTAAGAAGGAGATGTAGAAGATGACACTAGACAAAATTAAGCTGTACGTCCACGAACATGTTATCGGTACTATTGATAATTGCGTTGAATTCAAGGACATCGAAACCTTGGAGAGATGGTTGGTTGACTGCAAAAGGGAGATCCAAAGAAGAGAAGAAGCTAAAGAAAACACATTTCCCCTGTACTATGAAAAAGCATATCTCGAAATGGTGTTAAACTAGAGAGCTTTTGATCTAGCCTCTACATCCTTTAAGTAGGGTGCAGAAGTAATACCACAAGGTCAGCCGGGGACCTATTGCCCGGCGAAGGAGGAAACCCAATGCAAGTAGTCCTAAACACCAAAATATCCCTAGAACTAAGACAACAATTAGACCAGCACTCCAAGGACACCAACAAGGCAATGGCTAAGATAGTAGCAGAGGCACTAGAAGCATACTTCAAGGCTCTCAAATAGAGAGTCTTGCCCTTGCCCTAAGCTCACCGATTAACATTGCATTACAACGCTAATTACTAAGCTCAAGCATCCTAAATAAACTTGAAAAAGTAGTTGACAATCAAAACATGATTATGTTACAATAAATCAAGATCAAGTTTGAAGGTAGTAAATAACCCGACAGGCTACAAAGGGAGCCGGGGAAAAGGAGTTTTAAAAATGAAACTAATCATTACATCCACGCTGACCAGTGCAACCCAAACAGTAAATCTGTACCTTGTCGATGAAAACGGAAGTAGCCCATGTTTTGGAGTAGACGAAACCATCACTATCGAGGCTGAGAACTACATGGCACTTGAGCAGAAAATAGCCGAAGCTAAGGAAGATTTTGCTCACCACTTAGTGGCCAACGAAGGATTTTATTGGGGAGAAAAGGTTGGCTACGCCATCGGAAAAAACGGGATCGACTACGAAGTTATGGCCAAATAGAGCAGGTCAAAGGTCCTGCCTAATGCAGCCCGGCAGCTCGTAAGGAGCGGGGAAAAGGAGTTTTAAAAATGCCAAGCTTTAATTTTTCAGGATCTAACAAGACTAGCTTTTGTAAAATAGAAGGTCCTCACGCTCCACATATCATCGATTCGTACAAAACGGTTTGCCATGGCACTCTAGATGAGTTTTGCACAGGTCGTAGCGGGGATGGTATCACGATCACTATAGACTCGATATGGCCGGGTAGCGCAGAATATCCAGCCACAGCACGCGGTAGTTTCAAGTCATGAAAACCAACAAATCAACCCACGGAGGATATCGACCCGGCTCCGGTCGCAAACCAACAGGACGCACTCGCCGAACATTCCAGCTCACAGATACCGAGTACGCAAAGCTAAAAGAGCTACTGTCCAAAATAAGGGAAGGAAGGAATTAGGATGAGCACAAGAACTCGTTTTATCGACAAGCAACTGTCTAGTCGTTTATCCACTATTACAAAAATCAAATCTCTCGGCATTGACTACCTGGGCCGCTATGCAAGCAATGTCGAGTCTGACCTGCGCTCTATAGGTAAAAACCAATTATCTGACCGTTTTCTTAACGAGCTTGAATATATCGGTCCGGGGAAACCCGTTAGATGCTCACACGAAGGATGTAATGATTGCGTCTCCTACGGTGCCCGTAACCCCGATACCGGAAAGGTGTATTGTCGAGAACATGAGTACTTAGCGTAGTAGCCCGACAGCTCGTAAGGAGGATAACACATGTTTAATAATCACGAACACCTAGACTCTTTCAAATCACTATGCCCCGGTAAGCTAATCACTGACACCGAATGGATAGGACCTGTATTCATCATGACTTCCGACTCCGAACTCCGTAATAAAACACTGAAGCATATCAATCCAAAAC